TCTCTTTTGTATCTTTCCAGTTAAACACAAATCCTGCAATATTCTTTATTGCTTCAAGTGGATTTGTTATTGAAGTTACATTCTCTTTGAGATCCATATCAGATAGGGAGTTAAACTCTGTCGCATTTACAGTACCAGTTGCGGCATTGAAGTATAACTTAGTTGTTGTAACCTTTGGTGTTTGATCTGAACCAGCAGCCCCAACCATGACAGGGTACAACGTAGTTGTTGTAGTATCATCGGTTGCATTTACGATCGTAGATGGACCAGTAAGACCTTGGATACCTTGGACGCCTTGACGACCTTGGATGCCTTGCGTACCTTGTGAACCAGTGCCAGTCGTTCCCTGTGATCCAGTAATACCTTGCAGACCTTGTAAACCTTGTAGACCCTGTGAACCATTAGATCCTAATACACCTGATATACCTTGTGGACCAATAATACCTTGTGTTCCTTGGATACCTTGACGGCCTTGGATACCTTGCGTTCCTTGCGAACCGTCTCCACCAAGTACACCTGATATACCTTGTGGTCCAATAAGACCCTGCAGACCTTGAATACCTTGGGCACCGTTAGATCCTAATACACCCGATATACCTTGAGCACCAGTGGCACCAGTAATACCTTGTAGACCCTGAATACCTTGGGCGCCGCTAGATCCTAGTACACCCGATATACCTTGTGCACCAGTTGCACCAGTAATACCTTGGAGACCCTGAATACCTTGGATACCGTTGTTACCTACAACACCTGATATACCTTGAGCACCAGTTGCACCAGTAATACCTTGGCGACCTTGAATGCCTTGAACGCCTTGTAGACCGTTGCTGCCGATTACACCTGATATACCTTGCGCACCAGTGATACCTTGGGTGCCTTGTATACCTTGACGTCCTTGAATTCCTTGAACACCTTGTATACCCTGAGTACCTTGAATACCATCACTGCCAACGAAACCAGCGATACCTTGCGCACCAGTGATACCTTGGGTGCCTTGTATACCTTGGCGTCCTTGAATACCCTGTAGACCCTGCGCGCCTTGCATACCTTGAAGACCTTGAAGACCAGTTGAACCTAGCACACCAGATATACCCTGAGGTCCAATTATACCTTGGATGCCTTGAATACCTTGTGGTCCTTGTGATCCACGTAGACCTTGCAGACCTTGAAGTCCTTGAGATCCAGTTATGCCTTGGCTTCCAATAATACCTTGAGTACCTTGAATACCTTGTTGTCCACTAATACCTTGGACTCCTTGGCGGCCTTGAATACCTTGTGAACCTACGAACTGTCCTATATCAGACCATACATCACCATCATATACCCATAAGTTTCCGGTGCTGGTTTCAATAACAGCGTTTCCTGCTACGGCACTTGGGAATGTAGATTGTAGTAGAGCATCACTTGCTGTTGCTATCGTGCCGATAATAGTAAGACCTGGTCCATATGTACCCTGTACACCTTGTAGACCTTGAATACCTTGACCAACTAAACCTTGTACACCTTGGACGCCTTGCTGTCCTTGGACTCCTTGGATACCCTGCGCGCCTCTTAGACCCTGCGCACCTATAGGACCTTGAATACCTTGGCGTCCTTGAATACCTTGGTTTCCAAATACACCTTGCGCGCCTTGACTTCCGGTTATACCTTGAAGACCTTGGTTACCAGATCCGCTAGTTCCCTGAAGTCCTTGGTTGCCATATACGCCTTGAACACCTTGGATACCTTGTGGACCAATTAGACCTTGCGTACCCTGAATACCTTGAAGACCTTGGTTACCAGTTGCACCCTGCGCGCCTGTTACACCTTGGCGACCTTGAAGACCTTGAGCACCCTGCATACCTTGTATGCCTTGACCGGTTAGACCCTGAACTCCTTGCTGACCTTGAATTCCTTGAAGACCTTGCGATCCAATGTTACCAAATGTTCCTTGCGATCCTGTGATGCCTTGAGCACCTTGAATACCTTGCAGACCTTGCTGACCTTGGGTACCCTGAATACCTTGAACACCTTGCTGACCTTGTATACCTTGTACACCTTGAGTTCCCTGTGGACCTTGTGTACCCTGAAGACCCTGTGGTCCTTGTATACCTTGAAGACCTAGCAGACCCTGAATACCTTGGTTGCCCTGAATACCTTGTAGACCCTGAGTACCTTGAGGTCCCTGTAAACCTTGCTGTCCTTGTACACCCTGGAGACCTTGTACGCCTTGTTGACCCTGGACGCCTTGGGTTCCCTGAGGTCCTTGAATACCTTGGATACCTTGACCCGTTAAACCCTGTGTTCCTTGAAGACCTTGAGGTCCTCTAATCTGGCCAACGTTATCCCAATTTACTCCATCGTATACCCATAGGTTTCCGGTTGCAAAGTCGATTACGCCGTTACCAGTTAAGGCGTCAGGGAATGCAGCGCTTAGTACAGTCTGTTCATCATCAGGTGGTGTAAAGTTGCTTACATCAGGAACAGATCCTATGATAGTTAGCGCAGGACCGTAGTTACCTTGTATACCTTGTACGCCTTGTCGTCCCTGAATACCTTGGATACCTTGTACGCCTTGAATACCCTGTGGTCCTTGAGTTCCCTGGATACCCTGGAAACCGATTGGTCCTTGAGTTCCTTGAATACCCTGTGGTCCTTGGATACCTTGGTGCCCTTGAAGTCCTTGGGAACCTTGAGTACCCTGATTTCCTTGAATGCCTTGCTGTCCTTGGATGCCTTGAACACCTTGAGTACCTTGTGCACCAGTCGCACCCTGAATACCTTGGTTGCCTTGAATACCCTGAATACCTAGAACACCTTGAGTACCCTGAGGTCCTTGGGTTCCCTGAATACCCTGCGGCCCTTGAGTTCCCTGAATACCTTGTGGCCCTTGAGTTCCCTGAATACCTTGTGGCCCTTGAGTACCCTGTGGACCCTGTGGTCCTTGTAGACCTTGGATACCTTGTCCAGTTAGACCTTGTAACCCTTGATTGCCCTGTACGCCTTGATGACCTTGGATACCTTGGATACCCTGCCCAGTTAGACCTTGTAAACCTTGGATGCCTTGTAGACCTTGCATGCCCTGCAAGCCTTGGATACCTTGCACACCTTGGTTTAGTATTATCCATTCTATTCCATCGGAGTAATAAACATTCTGGTCATTACCATAAATGATAGCTCCTTCGAAGTAATTAGGATCTAAGTTAATAGGTGTTTCTAACTTGGCACCCTGTCCTATAAGAGAGGAAGTACCGCGTACAGTTCTTAAAGCCATTACAGGATCTCCACTATTCCGTCTACGTCATCCTGTTCAGCCTGGCCGACGGTATATGATATTGTTACGTTAATTCCGCTTGCTGCATCTGATATTATCTCTAGTCTATCGCCACTTGCGATAAATTGACCGTTTAGTGGTAGAGGCAATATGTCAAACGCAGGAATAGGTAGTTGACTAGCAAGTAGATAATTAGTACCATCAGGATCGCCATTACTATCCAATTCACGATATATTCTTATATCAACAGTTATGCTTGCTGCAGATATATTTGATATAAGAAGAGGACTGATGATTTCAGCAACACCAGGAACGATGATGGTACCTCCACCGAATGTTTCTTCAGGTATCTGATAGTTCGGTACATTTATAAGTATAGTCCATCCTGCGTTTGTTATGGATTTACTTACACCAATTGGTTTTGCATCTGGTGCCTGACTTGTTATTAGCGTCTCTATTGTCATGTTGATACCCTACTGTTTGCTGCTCTTCTAGCCAATCTTCTAACTGATGAAGTAAATGGGCGACCTTCAAGACGACCCGTTCTACCGTTAATTTTTAGTCCACCAGCAAAGTACTGGTTATTTAATTCGTCTGCGCCAGACCATCTTACTCTTCCGTTACTTTCTTTAAGAACGGATCCGCTAGCTGGTAGTGGCTTACCTACTCTTCTGAAGTTAAGAGGAAGCGCATTCTTATTGACTCCAGCACCAGCTAAGTTGAACTGGTGTGCAAGGCTTTCAATCAAACTTCCGAATAGAAGTCTCTGTGGATTGAGCAGCGTTCTTACTATTAAATCTACTAGAGTGTTTATCATTCCTGCTTCTTCAGGACTTGATGCGTATGTAAGCATATAAGTTTTCATTCTATTGAAAGAAAATGTAAATGCTTCAAGTAATAGAGCATCGTTTGCACCTATGTTAGTCCATGAAGATCCATCTGACATGTATATATCACCGTCATACACGTTCACTGGAAGCGATTCTGCATTGTATACTATGTATGCTGAATTAGGAGTGACTGAATTTGCGAGGGGTAGACCACCTGGGCCAACAACAGCAGATGGAACACTACCAACATAAACCGCATTAGGATTCGGCGGGTTAAATACATTAAATACGTGATTGCCTCTATAATTAAAGAATCCTGCTGCAAAGTTTCTTGAACTTGTTTGGCCGCCGGAAATAAGGTCATAATATATCGACTGAATAAAGTTATTAGCATCTCTACGTGTAAGAGTTTCATCGACACTAATATCTAGATCTAGAATATAAGTATCATAAACTTGTCCCCACATATCATCAATAATTTCTTGACGATTTGAATCTATTGCTTCCGCGAGTGTGTTCGCGGTTATAAGTATGTCAAGATCTACACCAGTTAATTCATAAGGATCAACAACATACGTGAACCCTTTTGCTCTCATTGATATATCACCAAATTGAGTACCAGAGTTGTTAAGAGTAACCTGACCACCGTCAAGCGCATAGAACGCGCATCTTTGGAATATAGTAATAGAGCCAATACCGTTAATACCAGCACCGTTCTTTGCTACATACCCCATTCCGTTTGGTGAACGTGGTGTAGCACCAAACGATAACATGTATGGGAATATAGTGTCAGAATCCAAAACTGCTCTGTCAGCAAGTAGAACACCACCGCCTCTTCCTACGAGAGGGTTAGCATTTATTGGATCGAGTGGAGCAGCAATACTTCTTGATGTATAGTTACTTACCTGACTACAGTCTTTAATGTATGGCGATCTAAGAATTGCAGCGCCTGGTCTAAATGCAACTGCGAACCCTTTTGTAGGATTGTCAAAACTATCTACACGCATGTTTCTGAAACCAAAACCTTGTACATAGCAGCCGGAACCAACTAAGAAACAATTTTCTTCAATTGGTTCATACAAATGCCAATCTTCTCCTGGCCCATTATTTGGATCATATAGGTGTATGTTAGTTGCATACTGTCCGTTAGTTGAAACAACTGAGCATCTATCAGGAAGAGAAAGGTTTCCTTCTGTATAATAGTTCCCAGGCATTACTGAAATTGATATTGGATAGTCTAAAGTATTCATGAAGGCGAATGCTTCTTCGAGCGTTTGATACGGCTTCATGTAGCTTCCGTTACCACCAGCTTCGGCGTCTGCGGATACGTATACCTTATTTGTTTTCTTTAACTGTTCTGCAATTTCAAAGTTAAAATCTGCAAAGTTTATCTTAACAGTGTTGCCTGTTGAAGCTTCCTTTATTATAAACTCGTCTGCATCGTCTAGAGGAGCTGTGTACTCGTCTAGGCCTGTTATCGTAAAGTTTGTAAGAGAACTTCCGGTTATCGTACCAGATGTAAAGGTCGAACCTGTTATTGTAGTAGCTGAAATTGTTGAGGCACTTATGTTTGTAGCATTGACGGTCGTTGCAGTTACACTTGCATTTGAAATGGTTCCGCCAGTAATATTAATTTGCTCGAACGGTTCGAGCTGTAAGGCCTTAACCATCTCTTTACGAGAGATATTCTTTGTACCATCATCACCTTGCGCAAGGTTGACCATTACAAATAGATCGTTAGTAGAAGTTTCGTCTGCTAAAATCGATCCTAGCTGGGAAATCTTTGACATTTAAATATGCAGCCTTTTGCTATACGAGTTGATCTATTTATATTTAGTTATCATTAAACGAAAACAAATCCACAAGCGTTGACGCACTAAACTGTTCTATTTATATGTTATAGAAACAGATCAACCGGCATTGCTAATCTTAATGTTCCATTAAAGACATTTGTATGGTGATATAAGTAACTAGGAAATATAACATATTCACCGCTAACTGGTTTATAAACTAAATTTTCAAACATTGGTTTAAACTCATCTAGGTATCCTCTATTCGCGTTACCTCTTGGGTCTAACATAACTAATTCACCACCTTTATTCTGCTCTTCGCACAGTAAGTAAAACACTGCACTAAATGAAGATCCAGAATGATTGTGTATCGGTATCATATAACCATTCTTCGTTCCAGTTATCCAAGATCTTAATCTATTACTAGGAAAGTTTTTAAGAGATAGGTTCATTCTATTTAAATATTCTTCAAACGCTGGAATAACAACAGTTTCTTTAAATTCTTTGATATCTTCGCAACCATCGTGCAGTATGTCAAACGATTGAAAATCACCAGGCGGGTTCTTTATATCGGAGTTTATTAATAACGAATTACAAACTTTTTCTAGTGTTGCTTGATCTATTTCACCTTTCAATACTATAGTTGGCCATACTTCATTTATTCCAGATTTCAGATTCATAATATTTCCTCACGTGTGGCACCATACCTATCATTTCTATTGGTCTTTGTACGCCTTTCAATATTTCATCGTATAATATTTTTTCTTCGTAATAAGGTTTAAAATACGGGTCGTTTCCATAAAGTAAAAGCGGATCATTTAAAAGATCATAAAAGTTTTCGTTAAAATCGCGTGATAACCATTCAGCATAACATACAGCAACGAAATAACTTTTTGCTGGATATAACCAGTGATCCACATATTCTTTAAAATGTTTTAGAGCCCCGCCAACTATATCTTCTGATATAACAATATCAATTTTATTTAAATCATCATCATATTCCTTATGCAGCCTATGATATATCTCTTGTCTTATCTTCCATTCTTTCATTATAAAAATCCAGTAATCCTTTATATCCATTACAACTGTTTTCTAAATCATCAACATATCTATAGTGTTCTGTTAAACAGTTACCAAAATATTTGCATTCTTTGCAAACTGGACTTATAGTCTCTTTTTCTTTCACTGTCCATTCTATGTATTTATCCCAACTATCTAATTCTAAAAAGTATTCTTTATCGTCTTTATCAAATTCTAAAACTGCAAAATTGCCATTAGGTGTTATATACACATGATTATCAGAGAACGCATTATATTCTTTTGATAAAGATTCTTTTATCTTATCTTCATTTATAAATTGAAATAACTTTTCAGTCTTTGCATCTAACCATTTTTGAACGAATACTTCAAAATCTCGATGAGTAACTCTTTCTGCATTTGCTTGATTTATAGAATATGGTTTTATCTCTACCGAAGTTATTGCAGAACATATATTAAGAAGTGAAATCATTTCTTCTACATCTTTTTGAATTACATCTTTTGAAGCAAGTATTAAAACAGAAATTGGAACTGGTGAAATCATCATATTTTTAAAAACAGTTTCGTGTTTTTCTCTCGCTTCAAAATCATAAGACACTCCAAGTATAACATCGTCGTCATAGAAACCGTCGTGTATCATTGAATAGTTTGTAATTATATTTATGTCATCTTTATAGTGCTTTCTTATCACAGCTTTCATATCATAGAAGTATGATTTCTTTAACGCACCAATCTCACCACCATAAAGATCAACATAATCTATTATCGGCACTTGTGAAAGTAGTTCGTCAAGACGTTCTAACGAAATCTTTTTCGTGTCAGCAAGCTGATCCTTTGTAAGGTAACAGAAGTCGCATTTAAAGTTACAAAAATAAGATGGGTTAATACTAACCGTGTAGCCCTTCGTAGACATATGGTGTTACCTCTAAATTCAATCCGTTTGATTCTATAATATCTGGTGCAAGTTGTTTCATATGCTTACAGTGATCCTCAACCATCCTATGTTCCTTCAGATCCTTCACAGTCTTTCTACATCCGTTGCATATCTCAAACATTGGGCATGTAAAGCATGCTTGTTTCAAAGAAAGCAGATTTAAATCATCCGTGAGTGGAGTTGAGAAACCACCGTTCATCTCATATTCGAAATCTATTGCTTTATCACGATCGTCGCCAAAGGCACCACACGAATAATAATCACCTTCGGGTTGAATAGTTCTAATGCTTGAGTCGCACGTTCTCGTCTGTGGACAAATTGTCTGTTCTCCGCGAAGTCTCTTCATCATCTGTTGTGTATTGTGTTCCCAAGGTGCGAGGCCAGCTTTCCATATTTCGATATACTTCTCATATATTTTTGATAGACGGTATGGTACACCTTGGTCGCCTGAAGCCATCGCATAGTTTACTTTGCAGACAACATCCATCTTTTTCGCAAGTTCTACAGTTTTCAATGCCGTGTCTTCGTTCTCTTCTGTAATGACAGCTATGAACGTTGGGCGGTAACCAATTTCGTTTAACATAGTATCTGAAGCTGCCCAGAAGTCTTCCTCTGTAAAGACTGAATAGTCACCTTTCAGTCTTCCGTTTCCATATTGAAATGAAGTAGAGATTCCAACGCGCGGGTGTAGAAACAAAGTCTTCCACTTCGCTACGTTCTTATAGAACGGCCAAAGGTTTGTAGTAAGAGAAATTGTTGCTGGATAATCATTCTCTTCGAGATGCTTGATGATCTTCCAATAATATGCAGGGTTCATCATAAGAGGATCACCGCCATTTACAATGATGGTTTTTGTTTCTGGGTATCTCTTAAGGAATCTAAATACTTTTTCAAGATCCAATTGAGAAGTATGTTCAGCTGATATTTTGGTGGAAGAGCAGAATGTACATTTGAAGTTGCAAACTTCAGTAGGTTTTATAATTAGATCCATATTATTATACAGTCAATGGTTCAGTTTGTGGCTGATCGTTAACTGACCATCCAAACACTAATGATGTTCTTGGCTTGTCACCGAAGTACGGCTTGACCCTGTGTACATTGAATCCTGGGAATACCACCAATCTGTTTTGCTTGGGTAGGATATTGATAGCATTGTTAGGGTATTCAGCGAACGTCAGATTCTTGTAAATAGTTAGTTCGCCTCCTACCCAAGTAGATGAGTATTCATCATATGAACTATCAATATAATAAAGGGCTGTTAAGAAAGACCCTTCGACTCTATCGTCGTGTGGTTCATATAAGTGATTACTTACCATGGTTTGATCATACTTGTGTAAAGAACCCTTCTGTAGTTCTGTAAACGTTAGATTGCTATAGTCGATATTATTTCGCATACAATAACTAACTACCACAATTGTAACCAAATCGTATATTTGTTTTTGCGATGTTGTTAAACCTAAAACATTTTGGCCATCTATCGTTTTACTAATAGATGATTCTTTGATCAGCTGATCATATAGAATCTTATCTGTGATAAAGTCATCATGTATTTCTATATTCGCAGTCCATAAGTCGTATTGTTTATATGTCATTTTTTGATCTTAAATGTAGCAAAGTGTTTCCATCGGGTACTATCTCATAATCAAAATCAATGCCAGTGAATAGCTCTTTATTAGCCAGTATAAAATCTTCATATATCACTGTTTCAATAAGTCTATTATTGATCATAAGAGCATCTTTGTCAATCAATTTATTGTCCACCAAGTCGTCAAGGTGTTGCTTTACATTCTTAAACACTCCGCTTTCGTCTTTTTCGAATTGCTCATAAACGTGTTTGAATAGTTTATCTGCCTTAATATGTTTCTTAATCCTAGGTCCGATTTCTCTTTGCAATCTATTCAGTATGAACATTTCTTTCCATTCTTCAGAATTAAAACTAAATGTTTCAGTCACAAATGACATGCGGCCTTTATATTTGTTAATAATGCTATTAGATATGTTTACCGTATCATTCTCTTCATTTTCCATTGACCCTGCAAATGACACCTTAATACTATGTTTTTCAATGTATTCTGGATCTGCTAAGGGCGTATTAGGTAACATAGTGAGGATGTTACGCATCTTTCTCCACCCTTGTACACTGTGTAGTTCTTGAAAATAGTTCATCTGTTGATAGAATTCTTCTATAGTGAATCCTGGAAGTCCTAAAATAAACTCTAATGATGCTGCGCTATTGTATTGGTCGTTATACTTTTTAGCTAATTTCATATGCTCGTCAACCGACACGTCAGTTCTTTGGATTATATCCATGACATTAGGATTTAGTGTTTGTGTGGCAATGAAATAAGATTGCATCAATCCTGCTTCATGGAAGATATCTAAGATCTTTTCTTTCTTTTCTGAAGTGGTCTTAGCTAATCCATACAACATCACTTCCTTTGGATATCCAAACTTCTTTGCTAGTTCTACGATGTGTTCGGCAACTTCAACATCTCGTTTGAGGATGCCAAAATTAGCATCTAATATCTCTAACGATTCAAATCGTAGAAGAGATATAATTTCCAATTCTTTTTTGATTTGTGTAACAGATTTTCCTGATACTTTACTACCAGTTCCACCGCCCCACTCGCAATAGACACACGAGTATGGACAACCTCTTGTCGTTTCGTATAACATAGTCGTCTGGGCATTACGAGAAGCACACGCTATACTAACTTCAATTAAATATGTCATATTCTTTTCTATTGACGATTCTTCTGGATACGAGTATTTTATTTTTAGTTCAGGGCCAACGTAGTCTTTAGATATTAAATATGTCACCTTCTCAGGATTGACGACCTTACCATGTTCCACATATTGTTTCAAGAATTCTTTTAAGAACAACTCACCATGGCCTGTGGCATGGCATAGATAGTCTATGTATGGGTGTGTATCAAAGAATTTTTCGTTGTATCCTTGCTGTGGCCCGCCTTTGATCACAACAATGTTAGGGTTTCTTTGCTTGACTCGTTTGGCAATCTCGTGACATAAGTTTGTGTTCCATTCATATGTACTGATGCACATAACATCAATATCTTGTTTGAAGATGTCATCTAAAATCATTTCTTCAGTGACTATACTTTCCCAATCAATAATTGGCTTAACCCAATTGTATTCAGGCATATATGTATTAAAATTCATCCATGCCACATCTGGATAATAATTTCTAGTATATAATGGTGGATTTAACCAATAGATATTAAGCATTTCAATCCTCTATAACGACTTTTACATCCATGGTAATCATGATGCGATCAGCCTCAGTTTGTTTGACTTCGTGATATAAATTACCAGGAAATATTAAGCACGTCCCTGCTTTGGGGTGTATTTCTAAACTCTTGCCTAAGCTAATAGGAGAAGCATTCTCTGGCATGTTAAGGTAGATCGCCACTACAAAACAATAAGGGAAGTGGTTATGTTTTCCAATATTATCTCCACCTTTATACATCAGCACAGTTGAGTTCTGCACTTTAAAATTTACATCGGCTGCATAGTGATCCAAAGATATTTGTTTAACGAGCTGTTCAATGTAATTAGCGAGTTCTCCTATCTTGGAATTTTTAATATGACTCTTAACAGTAGAAACAAAATTTACCTTAGTCAATATCTTAGAACCGTCAATGTTTTTATTAGCGATAATGTATCTACTTTCAGTATCTATGTTCTCTGCGTGTGTTTCGTTCGCTACAAAAAGTTCTATAGCACCTAAGAATGCGTTTTCAATAAGCTCTTTTGGTATTTCATATTCAAAAATTGGTAGAATATCTTGAGTATAATGTACAGCCGTCATTTCATTTCCCTAATCCAATAGTTAGAGTGCTTAATAAAACCGTTTTGGTGCATAATCTTCCAGTGATATGTTTCTCGTGGTATCTTATAGTTATTCATTTTAACATGCAATTCTTCTAGGTAAGATCCTGTAGGACAAATTATTTTTTTGTTTCCAAACATCGTTAATATGTCTTTCCACATATGTCTTATAAATTCGCGTATTTCTATATTACTTCTTTTCTTTAGATAGCCTGCATACTTTACAGTTCCAAGAATTACTTCATCATCATATGGATATACTAGAGCAACTCCTTTTTCTATCATCCACTCTTGACTAGCTGAGATCCACTGCGGTTCATTTTTTGCAGCAAGACAATCTAAGATTAGATCGGAATCGGCCTCGTGTGTGCCATACCATATTAACATATGACCTTGCTCTTTGCATATGCGTGGAACGTAAGGATATAAAACAGGAAGTGTATCTAAGATTGTGTCAATACCGCTAGGTAGTTTTACTTTAAGCTGGTTTGATGGATCGCTGTACTCGTACATCGTCGATATATCTGTGCGTAAGTTTGTAGACACATTCATCAAGTTCCTCCATAAATTTATATTCGTGTCTCATGAAACATCCCATTCCGCACCGTTTAAAATACTCGCACGAAAAGCAATTATATTTATTTATGTAATTTTCTTCTATGTTAGTATTATCTTTCTTTTCTATCTTGCCTTTATATTGAGAGATAGACTTCGGATCCTGTACTAAGTTACCACACAGACACATAGTGCCATCTGCTAATATCAGTTTACTCGTTCGGCAACTTGCATAGTTATAGTTATTTTGTATCCATGAATTTACTGGTTCTACCTTTGGATACTTATCTATCAAAAACTTAAAGAAGGTATATAGAAGAGTGTCTGACGCAAATTGATGCTTGGCAGAATGATCCGGCATATAATAATCAAAGTATATGTATTTTCCAGCATTGTACATTTCATCGAAGTATTCATCTTTATATTTTAACATATGTTCAATATTTGGTTTTGATAAAAGCATGCTAATACAAGTTACTCTATCTCCAAAGTAATCCATGCTTTTTTTGAATACTTCAATATCATTTTTATTGAACCTGCCACGAGGATCATATGATGTAACTAGCTTAGTCTTGATTCCTAGATTTTCACAGTACTCTAATAAGTCGTCAATGTATTCGTGTTTATCTGTTACTAAGTTCGATACCCAATTGATCTTTACAACTTTATCATACTTTATACCAAGATCGTGTATTCCCTTTGTGAGATCTTTATAAGCACCAAGAACTTCTATGTTAAACACAGTTGGTGCAAATATTTCTCCACCCATTATATTAAACAATACATCTTTACGGCGTTCTGCTGATAAAAACTTTTCTATTGGTTCTAACTTTGAAACAATAGTATCTATTCCTATTTGGTCGTCATGATCCTGCCAACAGAAGGAACACGATAGATTACAGAATTCAAACAGATGAAGGGTATATTCCTGTTCCGGGTCCCTTTTACTTTCTAATAAAATACTTTGCATTTTAATCTATAATTATAAAATGTTTTAGAGATTCAAAATCTTTATTTTTATATAGCTTTAATATATGTTGCACTAAAAATCCATTCACTGTTTCCAAGTGGTAATTATAAAACGTACCTACCGGATAATCTATAGACGCTTCTACGTCTATTAATTTATTTAGAAGAGTATCAGTAAAATCTCCAGTGACAGCTGGCAAAAATTGCCATTTATATCCGTCTCGAATCAGTGGCGACAACCCATCATTAAAATCTGTAATACTTTCATTATAAGTGTAGTATGATCCTAAGGCTGCCGAAAATATATTTAGCGTTTCATAATCTTCTTTTGTCATAGATTTGAATTGAAAATTACTATTTGCAGAAGCTTTAGTTATTTCCTTGGTTTTAAACAATCGGTTGGACAAAAAGAATTCTGCAACTCTGCCATCATCTGCAGATATATTTAGATCATTGAAAGAATACTTTTTCTTTAATTCCAATTTAGCTGTAAACGATTCGTTTGTAAAAAAAGATAAAAAGATACCCTTATATTCTTGTAATATATCATCAAACGATTTTTTTAAAAGAACAGCTATAGATTTTTTTAGTGAATCTTTCATCTTTCCATTATATAAGTAAGTAGCTAAAAGATACTCTACTCCTATGCTATCTTTGTAAGGATCTATCATTAATTTTCTTCTATACGCAGTCTTATATGTTTTAACTTTACTTAACTCTTGTTCTATTAGATCAGAGTTTATATTTTTAGTTCCATACATTTGACCGGAGTTAGAAGAAAACGCTGACTTATGTAGTAGATTAAACTTGTATGCATTCGCATTATATATAAGTTTACACACGTCGTTATCAACGTGCTGTAAAACTATACTAAACCATTCGGCTTGTATCTTTGGCAGTGCATTTTTATCTGCATAGATATAGAATGATCTATTTCTATTTCTAGAGAACTCTATGATTTCTTTAAAAAACAACAAGTAGTTACCATCAGCAACAACTTCGCTTGGTGTTTGCGCATGCTTATATAATATACCACCTGATATTTTTGATATAACTTCATGCATAATATAGCCGTTTTCTTTAGAGATTACTATTCTATCTTTATGAACGTCAATCATAAAATCTGGTGCTAAATAGATCTTATCTATTAAGTGAAACATTTAAGTCTCTTCGTTACGCAAGCTAGAAACATATTCATCAGGATTCATTTGCCCACTAGCTATAGACCAAGTTAACAAAAAGAGAGGATTATTTTCATGTGCCCAATACGCAAACAAGTTACTACCTTTAAACATATATTCATTAAAATATGTAGAATAATATTCTAAGTTTGCTTCATTCATTATATTATAATAAGAGTAGAAATGTTGATACTTAAGTAAGCTTACAAAGTTTATACCTTCTGTAGTATCAGTATCGTTTTCTGGATGCGTCTTTACGAAATCCTTAAACTCATCTGTTTCAATAGTCCACATATTGTATAGTGTTAATGAGTCTAACTTTTTTGCCCACGATTGGATTATTTCTATATTATCGTTTATAAACTCATCATCACTCGTTTCAATCAATCCTTTGTACTGAAATAAAATATCAATAGTTTTATCTTCTAGGCAAGGTATATTAATGATCTGTCTAAAACTTAAATACTTTTTTAACAGCTCATACATTGACTCTACGTTTTCTATTTTCAAATCACAAGGTAACTCTAAATTGCCAAGATATGTAAGTAGCAATTCGCCCTTCAATTGAGAATTTTCGTAGTCTATAATATATTTTGTATTTTTATCAGTGAAGTATAACTTTAAGTGTTCTAATGATATTGGCGCTACAGTTTCAACTATCTGCATACTATATTCCTTTCTTTATCTTCTACCTCTATTCGAATGGCAAGAGCTATGACATGAAGCATGACATACGTCTACTTGTATAGTTGCTGTAGTGTCTCTATATGATCCATACGTTGTTCGTAAGTTATTATAAAATGTTTCTAAGTTAGCTACTGCAACAACTCGAGTAGATGCAACACCAGCATTTGCTGGTGATAATGTAGCTTGCCTATATGCTGTTGATAAGTATGCTTTTGCAGTTTGATCGTAAATATAACCCGGGCCTTGGCCAACGACTGGGCCTAGATCAACTCTGTCGCCAATTCCTACAGTGTTTCCAGCACCAGTTACGAACACTAGAGCTCTCAGGTTTCTAATGTTACTATATCTTTGAGTTTCTGCAACCAAAACGTTATACACTGTAGCAGCTGTTATGTTGGTATCAGCAATGTTACCACCTGACGTCTCAATAGCTTTTCCGCCAGTAGTTCCGCCGAAAGGTGCAGTGGAAAAGTATGGTGGAGTAGCATTCGTTCCCCAAGTTATACCAGCGTTTGCAGTTGCGACTACATAATCTGCAAAGCGATCTACTACGTTCTGTTTGTTGATCGGATTGGTTAAAGTTGCCATTTAAAGTAAACCTTTTTCTTTTGCGATGTGATTCATTAGACTCTTTGGTGCACCACATACATCGCCTTGCCATTCTAATTGATGACAGTCTCCGTTACAGTAACTAAAGACTGGACATGTATAGCACTTCGGATTTCTACTTCTTTCTTCAATCATATTTATAATACGCTTTGGGCTCTTCATAAGAGTTTTTATATCATCTTTTAAATAGCCAAATTGAAATTCCGGCGCTGCATTAGGACAGCCAGATATAGATCCATCAGGATTTAATGTAAACAGTTTCTCTTCGCAATCACGACAGAAGGTACCACACGAATTCAACTGCTTCTCAAACTTAGAATACACGTTTTCTAAAAAGTCGTTTTCAAACCAGTGTCTTGCACCTGCAGCTTCAGACTGTAGATGCATCCTTAGGAACCATTCGTCTATCTCTATGTTCGATGGAAATATTCCTGGCGATTTTCTTGCGCTTCCATTATTCGTAAGTCGCTCAAATGAAACTTCCTGTACACCTAGTCTTCTTAACCAACGCAATAGAACGATAGGTTCGTATTCGATTGTGTCTTTAGTTACACTAATGAATAGTCTAATAACCACACCTTCATTAAGTAGTCTCTTAACGTTAGAATGCCAAAGATTATATTGTTTCTTATTCGCAAAACGAATCTTAGGGTCCCAAGAAGAACCTAACCGGTTTTCAAGTGGACCCTTAACAAAATCTATGTGATCATCGGTAAGTTTAAAGACAAGATTAGTTGTTACACCCCAAGACATCTGCGGCCAAAGATCTTTGCATTCATTCCAGACTTCTCTCATCTGCGAGACTGGAGCTAGAAAAGGTTCTCCACCATGAAACTCACAATGCGCGGTATCAGTTTCCTTTGTGTGTTCTTCTCTAAATCTTTTGAGCCAATCCTTTATTAGATCTGGCTTCCAATATATCTTAGCACCACTCGTGCCACTCGTAAAACAATGGAGACAGTTTAAATTACATGTCTCTGTTGTTTTTAAATAAAATGTCCAATTCATGCCAACTTATCTATATAATAGTTTTCAAAACCAAAGCTCAGCATTACTGAACTATGCTCATTAATAATTTCGTGTGGTGTATTTGCAGGTATAGAAACAGATGAGCCTGCCATAAGATCGTATTTAGTATCTTTCACGTACAAAGTCTTTGTTCCTTCTGTGCACCATATTATAACATCATCAGGGTCGGTGTGTCTACCAAACGAAGGAGAACCTTTTTGAGCAAGGAATAGATGACAAGATACAGGGCCAGTAAACATTTTCTGTATTGATAATAGTTTACAATGATCCCAAATTCTTTTTGAGTATTTTTCCATACCTTCTATCTTTAATGTTACTTCATTAAGAGAAGGTATGTCAGAGAATTTATTTGCTTGATGCTGAAAGTTATTTTTATCGATATATGAAACAATCTTTTGTTCGTATGGAAGTGATTGCGTAATAAATGCAATCACTTCATCACTGGATATCATAATATAACGGCCTCCACGAATCCGTTCGACCAATCGCTAATAGCAATGCCAAACTTGTTATGAGATGTCCTAATACCGCGTTGTGCAATACCATTAGGTCCTGGTATTAATATATCACCTTTTCGTATATTGTCAACTGCTTTAACTGGAACGCGACCCTTTAGAGCAACGTACTGACCACCCGCAAGCGTCTCGTTCATCATAAATGCAGGTTCTCCGGAAATAACACCTATAGCCACGTCTGCGATAGTTTTTGTATCCGTGATTTCGGCAGCGCCACCGATCATCACAACAGTTCCAATTTCAAAATCAGTTTCAGGTAAAAACTTTTCAGCAAGGTCGGCGTACTGAGCAGACGTTGCCGTACCAATGAAGAACGTTGCTTTCACGTTGCCGTTTACTTCTAACCGTTCTGTTGGCGTACTCGTATTAATTCCTACGCGAGTGTTAACTCCATCCCAGTGAAGTTCTGTTGGCGTTAAAGCTCCAGACGTGCCGTTCCCAACCATAAGTTTATTTGCAGTTAGAGCTGACGCACCAGTTCCGCCGTTCGCTGGTGCTAGTATGCCTGTGACTGCCGCAGCTTGGTTTAATGCAATAGCGCCAAAACCTAGAGCAGCGCCAGATCTTCTAAGAACTTGATGATCTGCGGAAGAAGCTATATCAGCAACATCCCCTAGCGTGTTTCCAGCACGTCCTACAACAGACAGAGCAGCGGATTGTCTTATCTTAGTATTACCAATAGAGTTAACTGGTATTGTAGCTGCAGCTGTTACGTTACTGCCACCATTAAATAATACAGACCAAGTTATATCACCAGATGCAGCAATAGTTCGCGCAGTAGTAAGCGTATTTGCGGTCGCAGCGGCGGCTTGAATAGCACCTGCAGTAACAGTACCATTTATTTCCACGTCGCCAGTAGGAGTTATTCTAAATACTGAAGACCCGCCGGCAGTAATAACAAAGTTTTTGTTTAGAGCGTTTTCAAATCCAGCTTGCCATTCAACAGAACCGTCTGTAAATGCAAGTCTAGGACCAACCACGCTCGTTAGTCTTTCTAGAACAGTTTGGCTCGTTGTTATATTTAACATAGCAGTACTTAATATGGCGGATGCCTTATTTGGGCTTATAGTGTCCACTCGTAATAGAGCATCTGCAATTACATTATTTGCAGTGAAGCTACCAATTAATGTAGCATTACCAATAGTAATGTCTCCATTTGCAGATGGCGATGCTGTAAGTATATCGTTGTTTATAAGATCAACAATTTCATTTGTTTTATCTAGCCATACTTGGAAGGTGTTATTCGCTGATACTTCAGTTATTGACTTAGCCATTATTCTTCTCTGTTCTGGTTTCTAAAAGTTTAGACAAAGCATCTACCTTTTGATTGAGATGTTCTAATTCTTTTTCTATCTTGATCATTTTACGCGTCTTTTCTCGTTCCGCTTTGTATTTATACAGTGCGTCTGCATCAGGATTTATTAAAGCTTTAGTTTTCTCATCTCTTATCATGTTAATGCAATTCCTCTATAATCGAGTAACCTTGGGACTGAACCTATCGGAATTCTTCCGTTAACGTCGTTCACGATAAATTCTATTTTAACAGCAAACTTTCTGTACCCAGAATAAGTACCTGACGAATTGCTATATGTTAGTACACCGTTTACTTTCTCTGCTTCTGGCATCTTATATACAAATTCTTTAAAGTCATTTAAGTTACTTGAAGAAGAATATACTTCGTTTCCTTCTACTAGTTCTAGCTGTATCCAATTGTTTAATTCAAACTGAGTTGGATCAGAAGCGTGTTGCGCCTTGACATAAACATTAACGTTTGTATTAATTGGTCTGTATGCAGTAGTATAGAGTATGAAATCTTCAGCATCTAGATTTTCTGCAAGCTCAATAGTTCTTGATACATATGCGGATGTATTCTCAGTGTTTGCGCTTACTTTATATTGATAAGCTAACATGGTTGCAGTTTCGACGTCAACGAATGGAGATGAAGTTTCGTTTGAACTATTCGTCATAGTAAGAACGAGTTCAAACGGTTTCTCTCCGTTTGATTTGCTATATATTACGCAACCCTTTTCATTATACACTGCTTTATCATTAAACTGAACGTTTCTTGTATACGTTGTATTAGGATCTGCTGGATCCGTGAACGTTCCTGACATCGTTACATCAGTGACATTATTATTTGTCTTAAGTATGATAGGCTGCATATAGCTCAACTCTATATTATCAACGGACGCAACAGTAGCAAACGCGCCAGTCGTAAATCCAGTAACTACATCACTAGCTGAGAATATCTTTGTAAGACTTGCCGATGAATTCTCAAGAACCATCATATCCGGAGATCTATTATTATAGTATACAATTCTACCAGTTACCGCTGGCCTTCCTTCGTATGATCCTGTAAATCTTGGTGGTTTTTCCACGACCATAGAACCTGAGGATACTTCAAGAACTTTAAATATATCTTCGTTTGCGCCACTCACAACATATATATAATCATTTACCACATAAGTATCAGATAGAGAAGTTCCACTTATAGTAGTGTTGCCAGTAACCAATGAAACGGTGTTCGCAGTTGCGCCCGCGTGGTTCTTTAGGACATACACCGTCTCTCCACTTTGGAAATTGCCAGTTATAGCAGACACTGTAAGAAACTCATGATCTTCATTAGTAAGTGTTAAAGTACCTGAAGGCTTTTCAAAGTTTCTTCTGTAAAGAACAAACTTTAGATCTTCGTCTTGGTATGATTGCCATGCTCTGTTGTTTGTAGAAGTAAACAGAACACCATCACCCCAATCCATCACGACCGGCGAACCAGTCTCAAGATCTGTCTGTCCTACTTTAGCTGTATACACTAGATAGTCTGGATCTGCTGCATCTGGCATTATTACTACAGAGTATTCTTTTTCAACGTCTAATCTTACTGGAGCTTTAAAGAAGATCGTTGTTGCTAGAGATCCATCTTCTGATGTTAATACGTCTGCAGGATTTAAGTGAACTTTTGAGAACGGCATAATTTCTGGGCCAGGATACCCGTTTATGACTTCTCTCAACATCACTGTAACACCATTTATTAAACTCTTTCTCTTAAAGAAGAGGTCGATTCTGGATACATATAATGAATCTGCTTCACGCGCCATGGCAGACTTAATAAAGAATGTTTGCGCAAGAGGGTCGCTGTTTGTGTTACGTCTACCACCATCACCTCTTTGCACTCGAGGCGGTTGTGTAGTAGTAGTCACTGGTCTATTCACAACCGTTCTATTTGTAATTGTCTCAGTTACTTGTATCTCAGGTTCTCTAGTTGTAAGAGTTAATCCTTGCTTATTCACTGAGAAGTTATACGCTCTGTAAACTATATTTCCACCTGATGTTCCAGCAGAATCAACCGAATCTATATCATCAACGTCAGTGATAAGTAAAGTTCTATCACCTACGTAGAATGTTTCTGGTGGTATCGTAAAGATCGCTGCGAGTCTACCATTATCATCTGTGATAACCGAATTACTTGAAGAGCTGGATCTAACAACGTCTCTTACTGAGTCTGAAGCTGGAACCAAACCTGGTACTACATTTGCATTTACATCTTGACGATCAAAGAAGAAGTAGTGACGTGTATTAGGTCTTAAACCATTCATCAATACTCTAACTTCTCTTGATCTCATGAATGGATTGAAGTCGAAGTTTGTTACGAATTCGCCAAGGTTCTGCTCGTTTACGCTTCCTTCAGAAACTTGAAGTGATCGTGTAATATCTTGAATGATATCAGTCTGCTGAGTTGTAATTGAAGTAGTTCTTCCCTTACCCTTACCACTTGTAGTTCTACCAACTTCGGCAATTCTTGATGAAATGAGAGTTGACTGAGTTGAAGTAAGTGGAATGAATTCTTGAAGTGCTTCTGTATACTCTATAAACGGTGTAGCTAGATCTATGTCAATATTTGGAGACGGTGCAGTTACAGTGTCAAACGCCCCGTCATACTCAGGGAATAGGAAACCAGATCCTAGGTAATCATAGAAATTACTTACGCAGTTTCTGAAACTAGTTGCATAAGTCTGAGATATAACTGGTATGTTTGAAACAGTCTCAAGAGTCGCAATGTCAATTTCAGTTGTGCTAGGATGTAGTGTTGTATTTGATGAAGCCTTATACTTTAAGTTCATCGGAATTGTTTTTACAGCAGGTGTTAATGATTTCTCGGTAAAATCAATTGCTGCATTGAATTCATTATTCTTAACATCCGCGATAGATAGATCATTGAACGGATCAACCAGAATACCATTCTTAAAACGAGGTATACCAGTCTCATCTGTAATATTTAAGTTTTCCGTTGCAGCTTCAAGTAATGACACAGACATATAATAGAATAATTGGCTAATCTTTTTGTCAATATTCTGTATGTCCTTCATGGTGTAAACTTTAGTACCAAGAGACTTTGTTTTTACAGCAAGGTCTGACTTATTCTCAAATGATGCTCTATCAGAAGTAATAGCCGGATAGCCTGGTACATATATTTCAGATATTACGAGTCTATCGTCTTCAACTGTAGGCGCGTATGATTTTAAACTAGCCTTTCCCTTTGTAGCAGAGAACTTACCGTATGAGTCTATTGTGATAACGTCTGTTCTATTAAGGAAGTATTCGTAATCCACAGTAGCAGCAGTGTTAAGAGCTGGAACTATGAAAGATCCTGAGAACGTAGGAGCTGCTCCTACTGCAGTACTCACTGTTGGTGCAGTACCTAAGACTAATGCATCGTCGTATGAAACTGTGTTTGCTGCGTGTGGTCTAAAATCCATGCAGTTTCTTAGATTGAAGTTTACACCTGAAGATGATCTATATGTAGGGATAAGACTCAGATCAATCGCGTTAGGGTAACTATCGGCTGTAAAGAAATACAATCCTGTAGATGTGTCAACTTGAAATGCTTTTAGCGTAATAGTCATTAACCCTGCGGCAGGTTCTGATCTACCAGGTATGTATTCAATGTATGATAGGTCGTAGAAATGATCCTGCTGGTTAGGTTTTAGTCTAAAGCTGTTAGTTACATTACTTCCGGCACTATCAGTTATTGAAACTATTTGGTATACATCAGGGAAACCAAGGCAATACGATGAGGTTCCTACAGCATATGTAGCTTTTACATATAGAGTTTTATCAAGTTTAGCGTATGGTTCAGTAAGTTGTATTCTTGAATTATAATAAACGGTCCCAGTTGTAACTGTCACTTGGCCAGGAACTAGATTTATAGTTAGGACAGTGTTGTCGACTGACTTTGAAATGCTGCTGATTTGAAGATTATCGTTATTAGAATCAACTACAAGGATATCATCCTGATGTACATTAAAGTCTTCGCCAGTCAGTCTAACCAACGTGATAGTATCAGCAACAGTAACACCAATTCCAGTTAGTGCTCTAGACTTTCTTACTGGCAGACTTATATCAGTGATTGATTTTATGAATGTTTCACCAGTATCAAATATAAGAACGTCATTGCTCTTTTGTTTAATAGTAGGTAGTATTGGGACAGATCCAGCGGCGCCTGCTATTGATGCAACGCTAGTAAAATTGTTTGCACCCATGCGTATGTTTGAAAGATACACTCTACCTGGAGTATAGTTTCTTACGAACGCAGTACCTATTGTTGTACCACCGTTATTCTTTAGATCAGCAGTAGTATAGTTTGAAACTGGAAGCGTTCCTATAGTAAAGTTGTTTGCTATATCAACATACCCGCCATAGTTAAATGATATTGGCTGGTTCTGTTGTATTACAGTTTCATCTAGGCCGATCTGATCGACGTCAACAAATATCTCACCTTTATTCTCTACTCTAAATCCTTTAACATATGCAATTCCAGGACCGATAGAAGCTTTAAGACCGTTTCTGTCTATAATCTTTGTCTTCAGACCCTTTACGATATAGTTACCAGATTCTTCATATGTTCTTCTTGCCATCTCTTCGCCAAGAACGTTATACTGAGATACGTCACGAGTCTGAACTGCCACACCATTTACATATCTTGCTAGTGTAAAGAATGTTTCATCAGCGTTTGCTTCTGCGGTTGGAATCGAGACCAACACTGGTTCTAACTTTAATCTATTCGCACCAGGGGCGTTTTGGTTTGGTGAACCAATGGAATTATCATATAAGCTAGAATCTGTAAGAGATGAAATAAGGCTCTCACGAACTCTATAGCCTACTGATATGCCATCAGGTATGTTAGTGTATTTAGATAGAATTACTATCTGCTGTTTTGCAAATAAGAAGTGCCCTTTTTGGTACACGATACCAACTGCAGAATCTATACCGAATGAATTACCAACGTGATTCGATCTACTTGTGACTGGGAATTCTGTAACTTTTACTCCTGCACTAGTCACATCGTCTGTGATGGTGTATCTGTATACATCGAGTGTTTCACCTTGGTCAAATACTTTCTCTTGTGTAGAACTTGTGTTCAAATAGTTAATAAAGAAAGTACTTAGATCAGGATCGTTAGTTTCAAATCCAAATGCTGCAGATATGACTAACGCACGAAGACCGGTTGTCTGACCTTCCAATTCATAGAAAGTTTCTACACCAGAAACTTCATCAATGCCACCTATGTATTGAGTTACGTCTAAACCTGTATCTCCAACTTTCACGTATTTTAATGATAGTTCAGTGAAGTTACAACCCTTTATAATAGAACCTTCTTTAAAAATATTGTCTCCAAATTGTTCAACTTGGTTCTGCAATATTGTTTGAAGCTGTGTTAACTCTCTTGCTTGTAGAGCATACCCAGGTCTAAATAGAATTCTATGATACTGTTTTGTAATATCATAGTCATCATAATACGGCGGTTCATTAAGATTAGTGCGAATTGGCATTTATTATCCTTAAAACTCTAATACAATTTTGTATTCTTCATTTGAAGTAGGTGTTCTAGTAATTGTTGCAAACGAAGTCATATAATATACGTCACCAGTTTTTTGAACATACGGTGGTCTTACAACATTATTTATACTTATGAATTGGTTCTGAGAAGACACGATTAACTTTGATGGATCCAACGGCAGGTCGAAGTAACCATCGTTATCATAATTTTGATACGGTCCATGATAGTTACAAAGATACGCGGTGTTCCCCGAAGCTTCGTGCACCTGTCCTCTAAATGTAACGGTGTTTCCAAGAGACTGTGTAACTATTTCATCTGTTACTAACAGTGAAGAATTTAGTTCTAATTCTAGTCTATTATCAAAGATTTCAGGCGAAGCGTTTGTAACAAACATAGGGTTCTTAACAAGACCAATCTTTCCGTATTTGTTCGAAGATGGTATAGAAAGATTATCTGCATCAGTAAGAGTTAAGTAGACTAAAACTTGTTTACTTCCTAATTCATATTTAAAGTCAGTTGCATGGCCGCCATCTGGAGAAAGTACTGGTCTTAGTGTAGCTTCAACATCTACAGTACTTGTGTTAATAGGATCAAATCCAAACAAAGGAGTTACTATCCTAGCTGATGCGTTAGTATAACCACTACCTTTGTTTAGCATCGTTACTTTTTCTACAACACCAAATTGATTTATTGATGGTATAGCAACTGCGTTAGAACCATCACCGGTTATTTCTACTCTAGGAAATATCTTAAATGAAAAGTTAGGCTCGATAAAAGAGTCTTTATCTAAAAGTGTTATAGTAGCTATTGAAGATGCTACATCGTATGTATACGTATCTATCGTGTATAATCTTGATATGTTGTTTTCATCAGTTACATATAAGTTTTGCCCAGAATAATAATCCTTAAGTTCAGAAAGACTATCATTAGCAGCAGCAGATACTACTACACTGCTACCCGGTGGGACTTCTGATATTCGCCCAGATTTTAATTCATATCCTTTATTTGTTTCAGGATTGCCAACCTCAATATGGTCTATTGATTTATTAACAACTGGCGTGCTTGAAGAATTTCCAATTATAGGAGAAAATCTTAATGCACTATAATCTTTAAACTGTTCAGTAGTTATAGCATACATATGCTTCCAAACATAACCATCACCCATGCGATATATTTGATCGTCAGCAAAAGGGTCGTAGTTTGGAGGATTTGTAGATTGCGCGCCATAGTTATTGGATAGGCATTTAAATACTCGATAATCACCAGTACTATTGTCAGTAGGGTATACTATGACATAGAAAGATTTAGTTGACATATCAACCATATCATCATATTGATCATACACAGATCCAGATAACCATCTTCTATTTTCAATCATAAAAAATACATTGCTTGGGCTAACCTTTTTTCCAAACAATGTCTTTTCTAAAAAGTCGTTTGAAGAAAAGTTAGAGTTAACTGTACTCGTAAATACAGTAGTTGATACGAATAAGTAGTAGTCAGAATTTGTAATATCCTGAACTAAAAAATTCGCGTTATTTGTTCTGTAACCGCTTGTTATTGTACTCATTCGCCCCTCAAGAATCTCTTATGATTGTGCTACGTATGTTTGAGCTAACGTTAATGTTATCCTTCAGAGAGAATTCGCCAAACATTTTTGTTCCTGCCAAGTGCGCTATATCAGTTAGTGTATCTTTATAACTATTTATATCAATTTTTGATGATATCAAATACGAAAATTCCTGATAAAAATCACTGTCCTGTAGAACTTTGCCATCTTGGAAGTTTAGATGAGATTCTTTAGAAGACCATCTACCTTCTACGATTCCCTGGCCTCTAGAATTTGCATTACCAACTGTAATTATCTGGCCAGCGTCATTTGTTAATAACACTTCTTCTTGGTCTGAATAACCGTATCCAGAGTTCAAAACTTCAACGTTTAAAATTCTTCCTATTGCGAATTCAGTCACAGTACTTATAGAAGCATTAAATCCAATCTTATTTGAAGTATAGTCTCTTGATATAGAAACTACATTATATGGTAACCCATTATAAGTTATTGGTAATTTTCTAAAACCATAGTAAGCATATGGAAGAACCTTAATTGTATTTCCGTCTATGCCAACTATCTTCCCGGTGACAGATCCTTGAGTTATATTCTTGCCAATTTCAAATGTAGTAGATATACTTTCAAGAGTTATGTTCTGGTTATAAACATCAAAGTTTGACATTACTGGATCGTGTGCAATAGCAAATACTTTGTTTATATAATTAACGCCCGGTTTTACGTTTATGAATGTTTTTATAGATCCGATTTCGAACGGTGTTAAATCAAACGCAACATCTATCGCAGTATTGCTTGTAACAGGATCCGTTAATCCAGACATAGGAATTAATGCTGGCGCGTCATTATAGTTTAACGAGTCCAGTTGAACATCTAAATAGTTTCCAATGATATCAGTTATAAGAGATACAGTCTCTGCATTATCAAGCTCGTTTAATTTAACGGATAGTATCTCGTTGTTTGCTGTTTCTGGAAACAAAGGACCAGGTGAAGTATCATTCTTAAGAACTATGTCTGAAAAGTATCGAACTGGATAAGAACTTACAAACGGATCTTCTAATGCATTAACGATTACTATATTATTGTTGCTAGTTCTTGATGTAGTTATTATAGAGTTTGCTGAAAACTCTTCACCAGGATCCATACGTATTCCAACTATAAACTCATTACCACCAACTATCATACCTCTATTGCCATATTGATCTTCAACATATTCAAGCGGTGATAGTTCGTTAATAAGATTATCGGAGAATAATATTTGGTTCGAAACGTAAAAATGCGTGTTATCTTTAGTATATCCAAAACCAGGATCATCGATAGTATAGACTATCTCTCCTGTAATGTTCTGTGATACGTTTGATACGATTGCTTTGCCACCTCGTGCTCCACTATAAACAACATTAAGAATGTCGCCTATCTGATTTCCAGTAGTTGCTCTTGCATCATTAACAATAACATCTATAGTGGATAGCGAACCATAAACCTTACCGAAGTTTACAAGTTCGTTGTTTACAATACTATATATGTCATCAAAACCTACGAAAGTACCTCTTACACTGCTTAAATATAAAATAGGTATCAAAGTATTGTTTATAAGAACAAATAGTATTCTATCAACGACTGCTTCGGCCTTTGTTGCAGAACCAAAAACAGTTCTTCCAGTTAGATCGTTTAATACCGATGGATCCGTTGGGTACATTTGAAGGAATACACCTTCTACCCATGCAGAAGAAGATGGTTTTAAAATTGCTTCTGCTGGATAATAGACGCTAATAGTTTCATCATAGAACATGCGAAAGAATAGTTCAACACCTTCGGGTGTTCCTTTTCTTCGATAAAGATCTAGAATATTCTTAACTATAAATCTAGTGTTATCATCATTAAGAGGTAAATCTTTCATGTACTTATTTTTAAAATAAAGTATCATGCTTCCTAATGTATCATCTATATCTCTGTATTCAAATATTCTTCTATTATTATATATGCTTTGATTTGGCGTTTCTTCTAAGAACTTATAATAGTACTTTACCAACTCTACTAGTTCTCTTCCTTCTTCTAAAAAAAGGCTAGGGAACTGTTTTTCTATCTGATAAGAAATGAACTTTTCTATGTCCATTATGAAGACACCTCGTTGAATACAATTGATATATCACTATCACGAATCTGCAACAGTCTATTCTTAGGAGCAATAACATCACTTTCTTTTTTCTTAGCGAATATTTTTATTGCTGGTCCAGAGTAACCATCAGTTATAAAATTAACTAGTCTAACAGTGCCAGTATTATAATCGACAGCGCCTGCGCTTGTGTTTAGAATTCTTGTGTTTATAACATCGCTACTTATAATCTGCATAGTCCCAGATCCATTATCTTGTAGAAGTGCACAGACTCCATTATATGAAAATACGGAACTCTTTACGGATGGCTTATAATCTGTAAATCCAGAAGAATTTACATAAGGGTATGGTTTAATTAATGCAGACCCAAACTTAAACGTTGGGTTCTGCGGTACGAGTAACGGTGGTGAATATTCTATGATTGATCGCAAGTCTATGCTATTACTTAAGATTGCATCATCAACGTTATCAACTACAGAAATAAGTTTAGAAGATCTTAAAGTTACACCAAACTTATTTAAGTTGTTGTCATTAAAATCTGACATTGCAGTTCTTATTAACGCTTCTAATTCAGATTCGCTTTTTGTTGTCTGCTTATACGAATAGAAAACATTTACTACTGCATCGATGTACATGAATTCTGGATTTACAAATATAGGTTCAATAGTCAAAGGAGTCTTATCAGATAAGTATCTTTTAAACTCATTCTTTTTACTGTCAGATATATCTTCACTTCCAGTAAGAACTACGGATACTGCTACCTTGCCGAATTGTGGTGGTTCTAGATCTTCTCCACCATACACTGAGACTGCATCAATCTCGTTGAAACGTTGCTTCAACAGAACTTCGTAGTCCTTTGCAGTAATTGCTCTTTCTTGGATTTGAATTGATCTTGGTGCAAAGAATCGAATACTTTCTAGAGTTTCTTTCTTAGCTCCACCGATAGCAGCTTGTATAGTTTCAACTCTTGTGTTTGGTTTAATGTTAGTCGCAAACTTTGATGCACCGTTTGGTTCATCTTCATTACATACCCTATATTCGATTTGTATCGTATCATCAGGAGTTGGTTGAAGGCCAAACTTGTTTCTTCCAAAAACTACAGCGTATTTGTCGTCGAAGCTAGGTTCAATGTAAAACACTCTTTCAGTTTCAAGCACGCCATATATGTCAGACTTATATATAAATGGAACAGCTTCTCCATCAACTTCTGTAGAAACTTCGACAGATGTTATATCAACGTTTTCGTTCGAGAGAACACACTTAAACGCAGAGTCTTCAACGAAGTAACCTTCTTTTTCAAAGTTAGTAAAAATTTGGCCTTCAAATATTTCTACAGAGTCGGCTACGTATGTTGCAGTTGAACCTGATATAGAAACCTTCTTAGCAAGATAGTTTATTGCAGTCACAAAGTTAAACGCAGATCCATTTGCGCTGGTTGTAAATCGCGTACCCTTAGGTATAGTGATAGTAGATGGGCCGTTTGAATCTACGATTGTGACTCTTACTATTGCCTTTGCAGATGTTGATGACTTTGGTAGATAATTAAGTTCCTTTGCATGTGATATTACAGAGTTTCTTAATTGCGCAGTATCAAGAAACATTTCTGATATAGCCATATTCGTGTAAAAGTTATTTTGGAACGTGTTGTATGACAGTACATCCAATAGGATCGACATGTTCGACCCTTCAAAGTTATAATCTTTGAAGGTTGTTTGTGTTCTTAAATAATCTTTAAACTGTTCTTTAATAGCAAAAAAATCAAGTTCTGTTATTGGTGTCTTTGCCATTTATCTTACTCTTTCCAAAATGAATTCTACCTCAATAGGATCTTCTCTACTTCTAAGAGCGTATAGTATCTTCACGGCTATCTTATTATCATCAATAAGACTATAGACTTCTACATCAATTAATTGTGCTCTAGGTTCATAGTTATTTATGGTTGTTCTTATTTGCTCCTGAATTATTTTTATCGTAGCTGGGCTATTTAATTCAAATAACATTGCACGAATGTTTCCACCAAAGTATGGTTGAAATAACTTTTCTCCCTTATCCATTAGAATAAGGTTCTTAAGAGCATCCTTTACAGCCTCTTCATCCGTCTTTAATGCAATATCATTAGAAAACGGATTTACAGTTAGATCCTTATGGAAATCTGCGTAAAGCGGTGATATCTTTCTAGTTCTTGGTGTTATAGGTGCCATCTTACCATTCCCTTGCTGGACCTGTGTCTACGTGAACAAACGAGTTGTATCTGACTCCAATTCCGCCGAACCCAACTTCTCTCGCAATTCTTATAAATTCCGCTTTTGAAGACGCGTTGAAACCAGCCCATTGAATGTCCAATGCTGTACCTTTTTCGTGTAATGAATTTCCCGGTCTTGCATAACTACCACTTGCTATTGCAGCTTCAAATGACGAGTATTTTCCATCATTGACTGCCTTTTGTATAATTTGCCTTTGTGTCTCGGCTGATCTATACGCGCTCGTAATTTGGAGCTGTCTTCCAAAACGTGCTTGAAGTCTCATAGCTAACACTCTAGTATTAGGAGTTACTCTAGTCCAACTCTCATGACCACGATCCCTTGCGCCACCGACGAACGTGATTCTGCCGTCACCGTTTCCATCGTTCCAAGATGTAACTCCGTCTATCTCAGCCTGCGATGGCGGTGCAGCATTACCTACAGCAGTCTCTGCGCCAACTCCGCCTATTGCGCCTGCGTATACTTCGTCATTATTAAATCTTTTTGCACCAGCTGCAACTGCTGAAGCAGTATTTAAATCTGATCTGGATTTTAACAAGTTATAAGTTGATATGTATCTATTCGAAAACGCGTCAATTGGATTTCTTACACCGTTTATAATATTTTCAACTTGATTGATAAAAGAACAGAAACGATATATTAAAAATTGTATCTCTTCTATATCTAGATTCTTAAACAGTCCAGTTGCGTATGAAATCAAACCTTCTATCTTACTCTTAAATTTGTCTACATTATCCTTTTCAAAGAAAGCTAATGCCTGATCCTTAATCTGTTTAAAACGAGATAATACTTGAGTCTGGAAAATTTCTTGTGTCTGATCCACAACTCCAGCAAGAGAAAGATTTTCTACAATACTCTTTACTTTATTAATTGCGCTATTCACTACGTCGAGTATTTTATTCTTTAAAGTATCTAATAGCGCAGCTAGGCTAAAGTTTTGTATAGAACTAATAATATCGGTTATTGTGCTGGCCAAGTTTCTAATCGATGTAAAGAAGTTCGCGACTGCGCCAAACATAGCTGGTGCTAGTTCACAAAATGATCCCATAGAACTCTTAGAAAACGCGCCGTTCACGTATGTATTAAACAGAGAAAGAACTTTCTTTGGTTTCGAAACCTGTTGAGATTGAATAGAAATAGGGTTGTATCCTGCTTCACTCATAAAAGAAGAAAACTCGATTGGCGTTATTGCTACGCCTTTATTCAATCTTTCTTGTACGAGTGGATAATTATCTTTTAGATTTAAGTTAACGTTAGAATTTGCATTATAAAGAAAGTTATTAAATGAAAGTATAGACTCGTTAAAAGCTTCTTGTCCGTAGTTATCAATAAAGGAATTGATATTAACAGTTGGAAAAACAACAAGACTTTTTGCAAAGTCTGTTTGTATCTTATCCAATTGATAAAATTGAATAGTTGGCGAATATAAAAATCCATCAGTTCCAGTTAGATTTGAACTGTTCTTATATTCTAATGTATCATTACAATCTGACATTTTTTATTCTCTCTTACTGTGGACCAATGGAGGAAGATCTAGTGCCTTGCTTGTAATCTTTCACTTGCTTAAGTACGTTGAGTACTTCAGTAGTTGAAATCTTTCCGCCCTGGCCAGAATATCTACCTTGACCAGTTCTTGGACCAGTCATTATTGGAAGACTTGCCCATTCATACGAAAGGTTGTCTCCGAACTGATTCTCATTGATACTTCCATCGAGGAAGCGGTTCAGACCGCGTATCTTTAACAGCGCAACCGCAATTTTGTCTTGCGTAGCTGGATTAAATAGTTCGCTTCCACTCACTACACCGTTAGACTTCAAGCCGCGTAGAGTATCTTCCATAACTTGGTATCTTCCAGATGCTTCGGAATTATACTTTGCATCTATACTATCCTGCCACGCAAGAACTTCATCTACAGTCATAGTAGTAATAGGTCTGGATGGGTAATCTACTTTACGAACGAATCCAACTATCGTATCGTATCCAGCGCCTTCAGCTCTACCAAGAAGATCTAGCAATGGAGTAAGAGCACCCTGAGTATAGCTTGCGCTTAATGCCTCAGTTGCAGATCCAGTACTCGATCCGGCACCTGATCCAAGAGAAGCTTCGGCAAAACCTTCGTCAATAGAAACATAACCACCGCCACCACCTGAAGACGGGTTTCTATAACCTCCGCCAGTAAATTCGCCAGATCCACCGTTACCTGCTGATTTTGCAGCTGGTTCTGGTAGTTCAGCAGCTTCTGCTGGATCTGCGGCCGTTGCTTCGGACGCAGCTGCAGGCGCAACGGAGTCACCGTTTGCGAGTTGTATTATATCATCAGCAGCAACTATTGTTGCATTAAGACTTACTTTTGTTCCGCCACCGATCTTTGCGTGGTTTGCTTTAAAGTCTCCAGCACCGGCTGCTTCAAAGAACATTGTATCTGACTTTACACTGAACTTGCCTGAAGTCTGCATATATGCGTTTTCAGCCTTTACGTTTAGAGCATTGGTTGCTTCTTGGAAGATTGCTACACCAGCCTTCATATGAAGAGACTTGCCTGACTCAATGTTTATGTTCTTACCGGATTTTAGGTTTATGCCTTCTACGTTAGCTTCTAGTCTAATCTTTGCAGCTCTTGCTTGTATCTCTTCGCTACCGTTTAGGTTAATTTGTCCGCCAACCGACAGTTCATAGTTACCTCTGACTATCTGCTGCATATCTCCATTCACCTCGTGAACCATGTTTCCTTCAACACTGAATATTGCATCACCCTTTACCTTTACCATCTGACGGCCTTCGGAAATGATAATGATGTTCTTCATTGATCCTAGAAACAGATCACCAACCGATTTGATATTCATAACACCTGCGTTATCAATTTCTATAAACGATCCTGTATTATGGAAGATCGTTATTCTTTCTCCACCTGGTGTATCATCCATCTCTATGCTATGGCCAGCAGCTGTTTCTATTACGCGGTTATAAGGGTATTGAGTGTCGTACGCAGGCGCGGGCTCTTCAACTGATAAACCATCTGCCGCCCCTGAGAAGTCTGCGCTAAGCCTGTTTACCTCTTGTAGAAGGACTCCTGTATTTTGAATGTCTTCGCCTCTAGCCTTTCTAGAGTTCTGTGGCTGACCGTAGTCAACTCCCCTGGATCCTTGTGAGTCCAAGTTAACATTCTTAGATGGTATAGTTCCCCAACCGGTTGTTTCAGGATCTATAAGACTAGTCATTTGAGTAGGTATCAGACCAAGTATCATTGGTTGTTGCGCATCCCTACCATCGAGGAAGAAACCAAACACCCAGCCATTGAGAGGAGGTATTGGATAGTTTGGATCGTAGTTACCAGCTATGCACATTGCCCAAGGAAGACTCTCAGTCGGTACCTGCACGTTAGTTCCATGTACGCCAAAGGCTCGCACTTGAACGCGCCCTTCCTTGCGTGGGTCGTTTCTATTTTCAACAACACCGACGAACCAAAGCGGATTCTTAATGCCTACACCAGTTTCCTCAATCATTCATTTTTACTCCAGTCATATTTAGTCAACATCATCGAGGTTTCATAAGTTTCTTTATCAAATATGTGAGTACAATCGTGAAGGATGTAATTTCCGGATAGCTGAGATTCAGTCTCACCACCATCGCTACTTGAAGAAAATTCAGTCACGACTAATTTTATTATGTCTCCAGCTTTTAAATCTAATCTACCATACGCTTTTGCATATACTGTATTTCTATAAAGCATATGTCTATATGCGAGTCTTCTTGAAATGATCTTAGGAAGATATTGCTCACTCTTAATGGAACTAGGAAGATCTCCAAGCGACTGATAATCTTTAAATATTAGAAACCTTCTTTCATTTTCATCTGTAAATGTGTAGTCTATAAAACCATCGCTATGCACATCATCAATAACGTTCGTCTTAACATTACCCTTCAAGAATTCATTCTTACTTTCCTGATATGAATATCTATTATCAGTAACTGTTCTATTTACAAAGTCTATAACGATTGGATTGTTTTTATATGCACCACTATATAAATCATTTAATGTATTAATTTTATCAGTGTTCTTTAATTCGATTAGGTTTCTTAGTTGCGACTCCAAGTCTACACCGGTTTTATCAACCGCAGGTAAGAATGTAAACTCTTTTATATTATCGTTCGCGATAGCATCGGCTATTAGAAACTCGTCCGGTACAAAATAGAATCCTTCTGAGTTTTCAAAGAAACGAAACGAACAGGATGGTGAGATATTATTATATGCTCTTGACGCTAAAAACTTTATTGCTTGAACTGGTGTATAGTTTGGAATTACGCATTCAAAATTTCCGTCAGTAGAGTCTACGAATATTTCCTTTGTGAAAGGTGTATAATAAGTTTTAAAGATCTGTTCTACTGTGGCTTTAATACTTCTACTAAACGGAGCTATGATCTTACTTCTTCCAGCGTTCCATCTCATATATGAAACGAAATGCATATCATATGATAGAGCGTCATTCGTATTCTTTGCAGTAACGTTGTCTACTTTATATACATAGAGATCATATATCTTCTTCTGTTTTAAAATATCTTCTATTTCAATTGATAATCTTTCTTCACCTCTTAAGGGAAGTTTTTCTAATAAGCCAACTGCATCTATTACACTTAAATGCCCTCGCATAGAATCATTTTCTATGGACTCTTCTATTATTATCTTATGCACAATACCAGATATATCTGTAGCAGATCTACTTCCATACTGTGTTATAGAAGCAGCGATTAACTTATAGTAACCCGGTAATAAGTATTGATCACTCATATTAGTCTCTTAAGAGCCTCTTAAGATCTTTTTCTACGACTGTTAGATACTGTTTATCTATTAGCATAATGTTTCTCTTATTCTCATTCTGTTCAACTTCATAATCATATACACGTGTAGGTACCCAATCTGCAGGGATTATCTTTCTTATGAATATTCTTTTTCCCTTTTCAGTTCTTAATATTATATCATCTTCTTTTCTTAAGTATATAGTTCTAAAACTGTCTGGGTTTAAAATAATTCTGTCTATTGCCATTCTTACACCGCCTTTGAATAATAGACTATGTTGTCTGATATGTTTTCGTTTTTAGCCCAATCAATAACTGCGTAACCTTTTTCGCCAGATTGCTGTTCATACTTCTTTATAAGATACTTATTAAAGTCGTCTTCTTTTAAAGGCCAATCGTGATATGGGTCTATTATATTATTTGCTAAAAGAACTAGCCAAGTATAATCGGTTGATCCGTAATAGTAATATGCAATATCCTCAGGTCTATCTTCGTCTGTAATAGTGTATGGCAGAAAGAGATATGGGTTTGATATTGAAACAGGAAGAAGTCTATTTCTTCGTGTTAAGTCTCTTACTTGATAGCCATTATAATTTATTATTGGCATTTGATCAAAATAGTTTGACATTATTAGAACCTCTCGCTACCTGGGCCGCGTCTTAATCCGGTTTCTGTACTCTCGCCACCGTAATCTTCTGCAGTATGAATGTCCATTTCTTTTAATGATATACCCATAGTTACTATTGCAGGTTTACCACCTCTAAGAATAGCCATACCTTGCGAAGAATAGTTAAAATCAAAGTTATCGATCATACACGTCTTATAATACATAAAGTATTGTTGATCAATACCAAAGAAGTATATATCAACTGTGCTAGGGTAGTTTAAGAATGCTCTCTTTAATGGACCTACGTTCGTATAACTAGGTAATGCGTTCCTACGTACCACGTTTGTTATATCGCGTATGGTATCAGATTCGCTAGGTGTAGTCGCAGCCATCGTCCAACTAAAGTTATGTCTCTTTAGATCTATGCCTTGAAAACTCAACGCCTGCTTAGGGTTTACTGTTGCGCCAGCTCCAGCTTCTATGCTAGTTGCAATATTACCAGCGCCTGGTAGCATCGCCCCTAGAGCAGCTCCACCGACTGCGCCAGTTCTCGAACTTAAGAACTTCGTTGCTAATCCACCTAAAGCACCAGTCGCGGTTGATACTATAGTCTGCGTAGAAGGAAGACCTATATTCTGTAGTATTGCGCCGGTATCTAAAGTTCCATCACCGCCGAGATAATTTCCACCTTGACTTATTGCGTCTCCGAACATACCTTGGTCAAACTCAGATATCTTAACTGAGTATGAGTCCTTTATTTCTCGTGGAAGCGGAAGTAACAGCGCAGCACTTCCTAATTCTTCTTGTGACAGAGTGCTACTTGATACTTTGTTTAGCTGCCTATCGCCAGGACTGCGGTACTTGTACTTCTTGAATATCATAAGTGTTGCATGTGCGCCGAGGTTATTAGGGAATGAAAGTACCCCCATGTTATTCAGTTCTGCCTTTTTATTGGCGATATCCGATCTTGCAGACATTAAAACTTATATTCCTTATAAATACAATTGATTAAGATTATTTATAATGAAGTTGAGACAATGTCATACAAAGGGCGGTTCGTACCAAAAAACCCACAGAAGTATCGAGGTGATCCTACCAAAATCATTTATCGTTCTCTTTGGGAGTTTAAGTTTTTTAAGTTTATTGATCTACACCCTGATGTAGTTTGGTGGCAATCAGAAGAAGTAGCTATACCTTATTTATCACCAATAGATGGAAAGATGCATAGATATTATCCTGATGTTATATTAAATAAAAAGGTTGATGAAAATGTTTTTGAAACTGTTATGATTGAGATTAAACCGGAAAAGCAAACTTTGCCACCCGATATAAGTAAGAAGAACAAAACACCGAGCGGACGTATATCGCGTAGATACTTGAATGAGGTTAAAACTTTTGGTATTAACGATGCTAAATGGAAAGCTGCTAGATTATTTTGTTCTTCAAGAGGTTGGAAGTTTGAAATCATGACTGAGAAACATTTAAATATAAGGTAACACAATACTTGGCTAAAATCTTTGATGACATTCTCTTAAAAGGAATTCGTGCTGGGCAGATGCCTGCGCGAGGTAGTACTGCACGTGTGTGGTATCGTGAGAAAGCAAAGGAAGTTGGTAAGGTAAACGAAACGTCATTCTTTAGGTCCACGGATCAGGATAGATTTAGAAGTTCTAGCCAATTTAAGATTGGCAATATGTACATGTTCTATTACGACCCTAAACATAAAGACACTCTTCCATACTACGACCGAGTTCCTTTAATATTTCCAATCAATCGAGCACAGGGTGGTTTCTTAGGTATTAACTTCCACTACCTTCCACTAAAGCTCAGAGCAAAATTAATGGATGCATTATATGACGTTACATCGAACGATCGTTTTGACGAGACTACGAAGATACAAGCATCGTATCGTATTCTTAGTGCAACGTCTCAGTTCCGTGAATTCAGACCTACTATTAAACATTACTTATTCGATCATGTGCGTAGTAAATTGATGTACATAAACCCGTCAGAATGGGATGTGGCACTGTTCCTCAATATTGCCAAGTTTGAAAAAGCAACGCAAGCTCAAGTTTGGGAAGACTCAAGAAAAATAATAAGAGGGAACAGATAATGTTCAACATCAACGAATTCAAAGCCGTCATGAACAAATACGGCGGACCAGCGAAATCTAACCTCTTTGTCATGTCGCTCGGGCCTGGTTTGAGTGATACTAGAAAGTCAGAATTTATACCAAAGACTGATTTATTATTCTTTTGTCAAGAGGTGACAGTACCTCCTATTAATATAAACGTTAGTTCTTATAGAGCAAACGCGATAGACATAGCACAATCAATACCAATAAACTTGTCCACACCGCAGATCAACGCAACTTTCATGTTAGATTCGGATCATAGAGTAATATCATTCTTTCATTCGTGGATGCAAGAGATCATTAACTATGACGTATCACAAGGATTTAATTCGCAGATAAATGGCGATCATATGCCTTATGAAATAGGATATAAGCAAGATTATTCTTGTACGTTATTCATAAAACATTACAAGACAGACTCTACTGGTAACGTTGAAGAAGGTTACGAATACACGTTCTTTGATGCGTTCCCAACTGAACTAGGTAGTAAAACACTATCTTGGAGTCCGAACGATTCGGTAGCAACTGTTTCTGTGAGCTTTACTGCATCATCATACGTGTTTGACGCGTCTTACCCTGGAGTGATATCATCAGTTTCAACGAGAGGAAACGGTGGTTATGTTGACTTCTTAAACAGCGTTGGATATAGAGGGCAGACTGTTCAACAGTCGTTAGTTCCTCGAAGTGTGCAAGACGCAATAAATACCTTCACAACTGTAAGAAACGATTTTAGAACGTTAAAGAATACGTTCACGACATTAAGAAACATATTCTAAATAATGGAGAAATAAATAATGGCTTTACCTAAGATTGACTTGCCACTATATGAGCTAACGTTACCTTCGAATGGAAAAAAGATACAATATAGACCATTCACAGTAAAAGAAGAAAAGATTCTTTTAACTGCACAACAGTCAAAAGAAACAGATCAAATCATTGTAGCAATTAAGCAAATTGTAAACAACTGTATTTTAGAATATGATATAGATAAGTTAGCTCTTTTTGACTTAGAATATATTTTAATTAACATTAGGTCTAGATCTGTTGATAATAATGTAGAGTTTGAAATCGAAGATCCTGACACTAATGAAAAAATAAAACTGGTTTTAAATCTAGAAAACGTAAAAGTGCATACAGATGAAAACCATACTAACAAAATTGCAGTTGATAGTAATTACACGTTGTTTTTAAAGTATCCTAATATTGATGACTTCTCTGATATATTAAAGAAAGAGAACTTATCTTTAGAAGAAAGTTACGAGATACTAATATCTTGCATTGATAAGTTAGCATCAACGGATGAAGTTTATAATTTTAAAGATTTTACTAAAAAACAAGTTGATGATTTTATTGAAAGCTTACATTCAGATGTAACAAAAAAGATTAAAGAATTTTTTGATACTATGCCAAAGGTTCGTCATGAAATGAAATATACGAATTCAAATGGTGATGAAAAGACATTTACGATACAAGGAACGCAAAGTTTTTTTATGTAATGTTGAGTCATACTAATCTTTTCATTTATTATCAAAAGATCTTTGGAATGGTTCAACATCATAAATACAGTATAAGTGATATAGAAAGTTTAATACCTTATGAAAGAGATTTATATTTTGATATGTTATTAGAGTTTATTCAAAGTCAAAACAAAAAAGAGAGCTAAAATAAATGGCGACGTTAGAAGATCTTAGAGGTGTATTAACTTCTATAAATGACTCAATAGTATTCCAAGGTTCAACTCTTAATTTGGCCTTTGGAATGCAAGAGTCTATGTTAGCTAATATTAGCGATTCTATATCAATGCAAGCCGAAACGTTAAATAAAATTCTTGGCATACAAGAACAAATGAATGATAGAGAAAAGAAAGCTACATTACCAAAGCCAGATACATCTACTCTACCAGACACAGTAGTACCTGGACCAACATCTCCAACTTCTGCAGCTAAAGATTACGGAAAAGAATTAGGAGAAGGCTTATTTGCTATACCTAACAGTCTTTTAGCTGCTGGTGCTGCTCTAGCATTAGCATTTGCAGGTTTAAGGGGTTGGGAAACTAAAATAATAGATTTCGTTAAAACTGGAATCGGTAGTGTCACAGACAGCATAATGGGTGGAATTAAAAATCTAAAAGCTGGTATCTTCACCGCGTTTGGTTTAGACGTTGGTGGAAAGCCTATGCCGAACAGCGTATTAGATGATATTTTAAAGAATCCAATAATGCAAAAACTTACTGGATTTCTTTCTAAAATTCTCACTCCTATTCGCGCAATGGGAGACTTTTTAGAAGGCTTGTTTACTGGATCAGGTGGCGATGACACTACAAAAAAAGCTGTTGGGTTTATTAGCAAGATGGGAACTGATATAGGTGCATTTGCTTCGGTGGTAGGAAAGATTTTAAAACCGATAGGAATACTGTTTTCTGTATTTGATGGTGTGTCAGCTTTTATGAATACTGAAGGTGATTTCTTTGATAAATTTGCGGCTGGAATCGGCGGATTTCTAGGAGATTTTATTGGTGCACCTTTAGATCTATTAAAGAGTATAGTTGCTTGGGGTATGTCAAAATTAGGATTTGAAAACGCCGCAGAAGTTTTAGAGTCTTTTAGTTTTGAAACATTGATTGGAGATATAGTTAATTCAGTCTATGAAATGGTTAGAGGTGCTATTGAATGGGTCGGGACTCTTTTCACAGATCCAGCAACAGCTCTAACAGAATTATGGAATGCATATGCTGGAGAAGGTGGTTTAGCCGATATGTTATTTGCGCCGGTTAGTATGGCAATTGATTGGATAACTAAAAAATTCGGTTGGAGAGATGAAGATGCACCACCGTTTAATTTAAGAGATTTTGTCGCTGGCATAATAACATCAGTATATGATACACTCTCTACTAAGTTTACTCAATTAGGTGAACTACTATCAACTAAATTTATAGAAATTTCAGATTATATATCAACAATACCTGACAGAATAATGTTTGCTGCAGAAGAAATGTTTATAGATGTATCTGCAAGAGTTGAAAAGGGGTTCATAACATTAGGAGACTGGATAGCTTCTATTCCAGCCAGAATAAAACTATTAGCACTCGGCGCAATAAATTCTGCCATGTCAGGATTACCAGAATGGGCTCAGATAGTTTCAGCTGAAGATGTTGCAGCTGCGCAAGGAGCTGTTGACGCAAGATCTAATGCATCACAAGAAGCGATAGCTGGTGTAGACAAAAGAACAGAAGAAAAGAAGGCCGACTTAATAGCAAGAAAAGAAGCTAGTGGTATATACTCCTCACCGTCAAACGAAGTGCTTGATAGTGCATCAAAAGCTGCAGAAGAGTCTGAGTTAATTTCTAGAACAGCAGAACAATCACGTTTGGAAAGTGAAGCACAAAGAATTAAAAGCTTCCAAGCCCAAGCAGAATTGGTCGAGAGTAGAAGCCGTGATAAGGCTCAGCCAGTTGCAGTCGTTGATAGCAGTAGTAGAACTGACGCTAGAACGTTTGTTGGTGGAACAACCAACACGACTATCATAACACCACGATCATCAAACGATTTAGACTACGGTCTTCCAAGATCAGTGCAATAAAAAGGGGAGCATTTGCTCCCCTTCTCTTTATTCTGTAAGTAATTGTTTTTCCGGTGGAGTTCCTCTTATCTGTATCTTCCTCGGTTTCTTTTCCTCAGGAATTTCATTTACAAGACGAACAGTTAACATACCTTGAACCAAAGATACGTCGTCAACTATAACGGTATCGGCAAGGGTGAACCTTCGTTCAAAACCTCTCGCAGCAATTCCTCTATAGATGTATTCAGACTCTAGTTCCTCACCAGATACATCAGCCTTTATAGTAAGAATACCATTATGTAGTTCAATATCAAAGTCTTCCTCTTTGAAACCGGCGACTGCTATTTCAATGAGATATGTATTCTCACCAGTCTTTACTATATTATATGGAGGATATTTTTGTTGAGTGCTAGCTAGTTTATTAACTGCATTGACTCTATCATATATTCTTTCAAATCCAACAAAGAGTGGATCGTTTCTTAGAATTTGCTCAATAGTCATTTGTTTTCTCCTTTATTAAGCGAGTTTTAACATTTGTAATAAGTCGTTAATCTAACCGACTTTAATCGTGAGGACCCATAAGGCGCCCTCACGATTTATTTATATCATTATTCTTTTCTTGATGACACAAAAGAATAAAGTTCGTTAGCTTTTTCCATCATTTCTGCTGGAGTGTACATGGTTGGTTTCATAGTCTGAGTCTGCTCAATTAGTTCAGCTGCAGACTTATTCCATTTATCAGCTAGGTTTTGGACAGAAGTCCAATAAAGATTTGATGCTTCTGAATACTGGTGATCCATCATTTCTTTAGCCATCTTGAGTACTTCAAGACGAATTTCAAAACCGTTCTTATTAGTCATTTTAGTTTCCTTTCTCTCTGTGTGTAATCGCAAGAACTATTCCTGCGTGGTTAATAATCAATTTACTCCGGTAGAACCGATCCCGCCCTCACGGTCTGTTTTCTTTTCTGGGCGGCTTTTTCTTTCAACTAGCGTGTATGCTTTAACTTCTTCTAGCATTGCCTGTGCAAGTCTATCGCCATGGAAGATATTGATTGGAGTATCACTCATGTTGTATACTGCAATGAACAATTCTTCAACATAATCTGAGTCAATAATACCAACAGAATTGGATAGACCAATACCAAACTTGACTGACATTCCAGAACGTGGATAAACTTTTAGGACGTGGTTCTTAGGAATATCAAAGATCAGACCAGTAGGAACGAGCGTTCTGAACTGTGGATGAAGCGTGGTTGTCAATCTTCCATCAGATCCGAGTTTAGTCGGAATCATTATCTGTTTGTTATGCGGACTGTAAGTTGTCAGTTTAGTATCTGGAGCAAAGCATGCCTTTACGTCAAAACATGCAGATCCTTCAGTAGCAAATTCTGGTAGCTCGGCGTTCTCACTTAATTTAAAAACTCTCATTATATATCTTAGCCTTTCTTTTTTCCAATATTATATTTACTGCATAGTTCCCACTGTGTTTTTTCTTTATGAGATAGAACTTTAATGTGGCTCAAGGGTGCAATTAGATCCTGCACCTTTTCGTTATTTACCACTTTCAACAGTTCCCATTCTTCTAAAAGATTGACTATAGTATTTCGTCTACCTGTATCTTCATCTGTAAAATTATTTTCTTTACCGTCGAGAATGAATAATTCTTTAAAATGTAGTATCACGTATCGTCCTTGCTTGTGAAGGATATGACAAGATTGGTATAGTTTCTTTTCTTTCCGGGAAGCAATGCCTATTCGAGTTAACGTTTCTTTTATCTTAAGAAAGTTGTCAGGGTTTGGTAACTCTATTTCAATTCCAACTCCATGAAAAATATCTTCCATATAAGGTCACCTTTATTATTATTGTTATTATGGGTCATGCGCCTCCTTTAGAGACCTTAGTATTTATTAATTCGATGTTCTCTTTGGTCAATACTTTTGCATACTGTTTAGCAACTGACCTATTACACTTATAATACATCTGAATATTATCTAGCTCAACGTCTTTAGCAAGTTTAAACCATTTACTTCTTCTATCACGTGGTCGTAGTGCTCCAAGGTAGTAACGATACTGCGCATCTTTAAACAACCAATGTTTCATGTTCATTTCATTTGCGTGAAGTATCGTATCAGCGTGGAATGAAAAGCTTTTGTTCGTTAGAAAGGGAACGTACTTTCTTTCAGTTTCTTCTGGCACGTCAGAGTTCTTTACCAAGTCTTTCTTTGTCTTTGATGCTGACTCTATAAACTTAAACGTTAAATCATCCTTTTCTGTAGCCAAGCTTATCTCTTCAACTTCTTCAGGTGCTTCCAAGCCAAAGAAATCAAACTCTTCAAATATATTACCAGTATCAGGTCTTTCTTTTTGTTTAATCGCCGATTTCTTCATCTATGCTTTCTCTCACGTCAATAATTTCATTAAGTACTTTTGAGCATTCTTTACACACAGTCATTTTTCCAAGGCCATCTGCAGATTTATATTGTAACACAAACGAGTTGGATTTGTCAACAGCAACAGAACAGAAGCTGCACTTTTCCTTTGTTGAAGATTTTTTAAAAAAGTTAAACATAGATTAATCTTTGTACTCTTCTACGGTTTCCAGAGTTGTCCACACAGTCTTTTTATTATACGTTAGGAACAGATCGGTTTTGTTTTCATCATTACCATGTAGCGTGATAGAAGGGCCAGAATAATCACTGGTGAGATTTACAATATGAGATATTACTCCGCTTGCGTCATCAACGTTGTTCTCTAGCCACACTAGTTCACTTGCTAGCGCTGCAGATTGTTCTTGTGCAAGCGAGGGAGTTTCTGTCTCCCATATTAGGTTGAACTTCATTAGCGAAACTGAGCCTCCATCATGATTTCAGTTAAAAATGCTACTAGGTTGATTTCTTGATCTGCGACGAACGAACTCTTGTACATATAATCCGCAAGAGTGACTACGAATGCTGGCATGCTCTTTAGTTCGATCTTATCTGTTGCCATATCATATATCTTACGGAATAGTTCGTTAGTATCCTGATCCGAGTTATCAGCAGACCACTTACGCATCTCTGTAAAGTTTTTGGATTTAAGCAACTCGAACAGAGTGTCCAATGACTCCTGCTTAAAGTCAGCAAAGATACCTTCGTCGATCTTTCCGTTTCCTGCGTACTTCTGCAACTCATTTAAGACGCGCCGAAAGTCAGGAAAGTGTTTCTCAATTACTTTTGCTACAACCTTTGGATCAGAATCAACTTCTTCATTCTTTAGGACAGCAAGAGTACGTTTAAAGAACTGAGCAGCCAACTTAGGTTTCTCTGACTTTTCGATCGCAAAGTCGACTTCAGAAAGACGAGAACGAAGAGGAGTAATGATACGGTTCTTAAAGTTACAAGTAAATATGAATCCGCAGTTCTTAGAGAACGTCTCAATCAAGTTACGCATAGATGCCTGCGCGTCTGGAGTAAGGTAATCAGACTCATCAAGAATGATATACTTACGTCCGCCGGTTAGAGAGATGGAAGAAGCGAACGTTGAGATTTCGCTCCTAACAACATCAATGCCACGGTTCAATGCAGCGTTCAGAATGATATAGTCACAGCCAAGTTCTTCAAGCATGGCCATCGCAACGGTTGTCTTACCGGTCCCAGGAGAACCGGTAAGAAGCAAGTTTGGGATGTTCTTATCATCTACGAATTTTTGAAATGATTTTTTCGTGGTTTCTGGAAGAATTGCATCGGCAACACGCTGCGGCCGATATTTTTGAACCCAAAGGAGTTCATCAGTTTTAATGTCAAGTGCCATAATATATATTTCTTCCTTAGATCAAAGTTTCAAGTAGATTAGGATGCTGATATTACTCAGCATCCTCTCCAGTAGTTTCTGCCGACTCAGCTGGCTTATCTTCGGCCGGTTGGTTCTGCTTTACAAAAGCAGAGATCTTTTCGCGAAGCTGTCCTACTACCATAAGTTCGTTACCTTTGAAAGCACCTCTCTCAGAGCATACATCAATGATGCTAACGATTACTGATAGGTCTTGAAGAGTAATATTAGAAGCGTCCATATTTTTATCCTTTGTTATAGAAAGATTTTGATTCGATTGCTACGAAGTAAGTAACATCCGAACCCTCGAATTTTGAGATACCCTTTGAACTTAGAGTTACTTTGTAGTTCTGTGGCATCAGTTTTAGATTTTCAGTTTTGATGATAAGACGGAACTTATCAGTTGTCGCACCTAGTTCTACACCAAAACTATCAGCCGTGGTGTTATTACTATCGATTGCTTTTAGCGAACAGATTTCGCCGTCACCGTCAAATGCGATCTCAGGGAGTTGAAGAACACCCGATGCTTTGATGACTGATTGAAGATCTGCCCAATCGATGTTTACTTGAACATCAGCACTAGGTACATCGATCTCTTTATCTGGTGGAGTGATTACCATTGACTTATCAGCGAAGTAATACTTGTTGCTGGTTTTACCTTGAGAGATAACGAAATGGTTTGTACCGATCTGAATATCAGGTGCACCGAACAGAGCATACGTTGAAAGGAACCTTGACATATCATAGATGCAAGCTTCTGCTGGAATTTCATCTTCGATGTTTGCAATTGCCACGATAGTCTTTTGTGGGCTAATGGTTTTCAGCTGTTTGCCTGGCTTCAAGACAACTGATTGGTTGATGGTCGCGAAGTTCTTAAGTATGTTAATAGTGCGTTCAGAAAACTTCATAGTTTCTCCTTTTCAAAAAAATCATTATGTATTATGGTCTTGTACCTAATATACTACCATTTTTGTTCTGCTTTGTCAACTTGTTTTTATAGCTCTTAGCGTTGGATCCCTTACCTGCAGTTGGTGACTGTCCGATAGATGCAATCGCACCCATAGAACCTCTAAACACATATGTACCAACGTGTTGAAGATTCATCCAAGGACACATGTGAATGGTAATGCCAATCTTACGAGCATTCCTACAGAAGAAGTAATCTTCCGAAAGATATCTCTTGGTGTCTGGATCAATTTCACAGTCAAAGAACGCAGTGATTTCTCTGGAACCGTCAAAGTTTTCAGTTCGAACGTGATCTGGTTTATAGCTCAGTTCTGGATACGCTGCTGAATATTTCTCCAGTACGCCACGAGGAATTAACATAAATCCGGTACCACCTTCTGCAACTTCTACAGGTTCGTCAATTCTGAACGAAGAAACACTCTTTGCTGGATTAAAGACATAGTCTGCAGAATAGAACGCAAGGTCAAATGGATTTTCTGCCTTTCCTTGTTCGACAGCAGCTTTAACCTTTTCCCATGCGATTGTCTTTTTTGGATATGGTCCTGTAACTATCTGATATGCGTTTGGATCAGATACTTGGATTGCTAGGAGAGTTAGCACATCCTTTGGATTAAAACCAATGTCAGCATCTACGAACATAAGATGAGTACATTCAGAACGTAGGAATTCATCAACTACATAGTTCCTTGCTCGCTGCACTAAGCTCTCGTTGAATAGAAAGTATTCCTTTAGTTCTATTCCATGTTGGGCACAGACTTTAGATAGATCATTCGTAGATTTACAAAACAGACCCGCGCAGTTACCACCATACATTGGGGTCCCAAGAAATATAGAATACTTGCGCAGTTCTTCAGTTGACACTTCAATCTTCATATTTTAAATTCTCACTTATATATTAATGTTATAGTTCACGTTTTGATCTTTTTCTCGTGAGTCTTTTTCGTATTCCTTCCTAAGATCATTATTTACTCGTATTGCTTCATCGAGTATCGAAAAACTATGTTCAGATAGTTTTAAAAATGCAGCGCTGTCCTTAGGAAAACAAGCACCGCCAAATCCACGCTTTCCATCAAAACCAGGTACAGTAGTATGAGAAGGACCGACTCTCTTGTCTGTAGTAATGCCTCTTATGACCGTTCCGTAGTTACCACCAAACCTTTCTACCATATCATAGAACTGATTGAACCATGCAACCTTTGTTGCTAGAAATGTATTAATGCCATACTTAACTAGACTTGCTTCAACAGCTGACATATGATACACTGGGCACGACTTACAAAGACTATATTCGTTATATATGTTTTCTACATTACGAGTTGCTTCTATGCTTCCGCCAAAGATATGCATAAATGGATTTACAAAATCTTCATTAGCGCTCTTTTCCATAAGAAACTCTGGATTGTAAACGATGCGTGTTGCAGATATGCGATTAATAAATGTGTCGAGTATGACTGGAGTAACAGTTGATTTTATTACTATGAAACCTGATACGTTCTGTTTTAAGTAGTCAACGCATTCTTCAACTATCGATGAGTCTATATCGCCATCGTCCTTCATAGGAGTTGGGACGCATACGAAAGTTATGTCTATATTCTTATCCGCGAGATCTTCAATCTTAGTTCCATACTTTGGATCTATGATAAACTTTTCGATCTTTGAAGAACTGAAACCATAGTCAACCGCCTTGCCTACGAAACCGTGGCCTATAATTGCCATCTTCATTTTACATTTACTCCATAGAATTCTTTATACCAATCAGCAAACTTTTTCACGCCGTCCTTAATGGATGTAGTTGGTTTGTAACCAAGTGCTTGTAGTTTTGTAGTATCAGACCAGGTTTCTTGAGAATCAGCAGGATGCTTTGGTAAGTACTCTACGATGGCCTTTTTGCCAAAGTTGTGTTCTATCTCTTTAACGAAATCAAGCAGTTCTACTTGCTGTCCATAACCTATATTATATATCTCGCTAAGTGGAATGTCAATAGAAAGAATTTTATTCGCGACTATACTTATCCCTTGAACGATATCATCTATATATGTAAAGTCTCTCTTCATATCGCCATAGTTAAACAGACCGATTTCTTCGTCCTTTAGAATAGCGCGTGAGAATGTAAATAGAGCCATGTCAGGTCTTCCCCATGGACCATACACCGTAAAGAACCTTAGACCTATATTTCTATAAACTTTAGATGTTTTGAACTGACATTCATTCGTTCTCTTAGTATATCCATATGGATTTAATTGATGCAGAGTTGGTTCATCTTCTTTCCATGGCATTTCATTTCCGGCCATTACGCACGAGGTTGACGCATAGATAACGTTGTCTATCTTATTCTTTTCGCATGCTATAATTAAGTTCTGTGTACCTAATATATTATTCTCTATGTATTCCATTGGGTTGTTAAAAGAATGTCTTACACCAGCATATGCTGCTAGATGTATAATAAGATCGGGTTTCTGTTCTTCGATAAAATCGTACGTCATTTTAGCGTCTCTAAGATCGCATCTTTTAACATCGATATTAATCTTAGCTAACTCTTTAGTGCGTGCTTCTTTTAATTCTACTTCATAGTAATCATTATAGTTATCAAGACCGCATACTTCATAACCTAATGATTTCAACTTTATCGCAGTATGAAATCCAATAAATCCTGCCATACCTGTTATTAAAACTTTTTGTGTCATTACACTTGCTCCAAATCATTTTCCGCTCTTACAATTGCTTGAAGTCTAAGTACGTCTGCAAGAATATCCCAAGAGCTATCGTGTAGTTTAAACTTCTGTTTCCATAGAGCTTCATTTTTAATTGGAATGAAACCGTTCTCCTTTGGGAAATCCAATTTAGCATCTATGTATGTACGTGTATCACGAATCTTCCAGAACTTTAGAGATTCATCCATAAGATGCTGCTTATTCTGAGAGATAAAGAGACGGCTGAGAACGATAGGATCGAACGTATTTGATCTGGACCACCAATATGATATCTTTGGAGCATTTATCAGATACTTGTGAAACTTATCAACAAAGGTATCCACGGATAGATCATCAGCCTTTGGCGCAATCTTATCTCGAACTTCCTTCTCTTGTTTCTGCCAAAAATCGATAGTGTCGCTTTCAACGACCCACTTATAGTTCTTTACTTGATCTGCGACCGATAGTTTAAACCGTGTGGTGTCACGAATATTATCTAAAGTATATGGATCGTTAGATACAAACTTATCCCATGAAAACACCATTACAGAACAATCTAACGTAGAGCAGTTCTGTGAATTCTTTCCCATGGTCTCAAAGTCGAGAATAAAATCATTTCTCATTATACAAAAAACTCCGTTAGAGATGCCATATCTGATTTACCAGCAGGATCATATTCAATTGTTTCATAGTGATTGTTTTGACGTAAGTAATTCGTATTAGAGAAGGATAGTTCACCACGTATGAACTTGCCAATCTCGGTATGAATATCTCTCGATGTTGGTACTGGAACGTTCTGTGCAATATGGTTCATCTTAGCAAGACCACCTACGAGTTCAAAGTCATGCGGGAAACCCATCATATGTAGAGCCTCACGAATAGTCAACGAACGATCGTGAATTGGATGTATCGTGTCTGCTAGGTTTCTTCCAATAACAGCATTCATACATTCATTGAACACGTGAGTTGAACTATCCCAGATACCCTTGCTATCAGCAAACTTTTTCATTGCGTGGTCTGAAACTTTTGCGCCTCTTTCATGACCGGTGCTATGGAACCATTGGTTTGCTTCAGGTAATAGACCAGCTCTATTGATATAATTAAAAGCGGTGATGTTTCCACTGTTTATAAGTACATCCCTTGGATTGTCATTAGTCTTAGATTTAATAAATTGGAAATAAGGTTCGTCATCTAATTTCTTATTGATTACTAAATCCTGTTGTAGAAAAGTATTATCAACTTCAGCAAGATACTCACGAAAGTTCTTTCTTTCCCTTTTATACCATGACATGATTGGAGCTTTTTCAGACTTCCAACCGATAGCGAATGTACGATCACGAGCCTGAGGAATTCCGTGATACATAGTTGAAGTTTTATAAAGTGTTAAACTATAACCACGAAGCGTACATATTTCAAATAGTTTGTTTGCAACGTCCCTTCCTTTATTGGTGTAAAGAGCTGGGGCGTTTTCTACTACAACAACCTTTGCTTTAAACAGATCAATACCATCCTCAAATACTTTATACATCCATTCGTTCTTTTCGCAAGTCGCGCCTTTTGCTGCAGCAGTCTGACCTGTGTTTAGCTGTGATAACGCAGCGCAAGGAGGCGTACCTGATACAACATCAACTGTATGTTTAGGACCCTTCTCATCGAGTATGATATACTCAATACCCGCTTTCTTTACGTTGTTCTGATAGTTAACATAGTGACTATCGTTTGCTTGAAACCCGTCGTATGAATAGATAGCTTTAGGAGGAGTTCCGAAGGCTTTTTCTGCACCTAACATTTGACCACCAATTAGAGGTATCAGAGGTACCCAATTTATATCGCTCATTATTATTATTCCTTATGCAAAAAAATCTTCTAATGTATTGACAGTCTTTTTTGAAAAACTGCCTACATCTGGTCTTTGATACGTTGGATCAACTGCTTTCATAATCTTATCATTAATGAACGTTCCATCGTAGTACTCTGGTTTTAAGACTGCCTTTCTCAAGGCAGCTAGAGCCTTTTCATATGCAGAAGGATCGGCCAAAAGAATGTTCATGGACTTTCTGAATTCCTCTGGTGACTTTGGTCTAAAGAATTCAGGAATAGGGAGATGACGCTGTTCGTCATATGATGGATGAAGAAATGGAATTACGCCAGCATGGATCATCTCAATGTATTTAGACGTAGTCCACCCTTTAGCGATAGGAATAATGAATGTGAACTTCACGTTACTCATCATGGCTTGAATTTCTTCAATATGTTTAGATCCACGGAAACGTCTATCTTCTTTTACAGCATCGTGTTCCCACTTGCCGTATACTTCAACATCTTCAAAGTGGTCCAACACCCATTCTTTCAATAGGTCATAACGGGAGGGTTTACCTTCGTTTAGAACCACCATAAAATCTGTAGTTCTGTCAAGCTTAGTTTCTTCTGAGAATTCATAGTCATTACAGAAGGCAGTTTCCATTCCAGCATATACGGATTTAACTTTGCGTTCAATGCGCGTTTGATCCTCATATGAAGAGATCGCGTTCGTGGTATATTCATAGTCATATTGACCAAGCGATAGCGTAGGAAGATGGAACAGATCTCTTGACTGACGCATAGTATATCTTGGATCGTTAACGATCTCTACATACATCGGTTTGCATTCATTGAGCCAAGTTGAGATAGGTGTTACATACCACTTCGTCATATCAAGAACTGACGCTGCCTTAGTATCATCAATATCGCGAACCTTTTGAATCTTATCAGGGATAGTAACAGAACCAACCTGCCCTACCATCATTACAGTAAAATCCAGTTCGATCTTATTCTTTTGAAAGTAGTTGATCACATGTCTAAAGTATTCTTCAGATATACTTAGCCCAACACCTTCCCATACATCTACTACGTTACCGTATGGAAACAGTTCTACTTTTTCGCCATCGTTTAGTGTACCGAAGTCAGATCGGCCGATGATATAAAACGTTTTGTCTGGGTTGTTATTCGCAAGTGATCTGAGTGTACAGCTTGCTTCGTTGTCTCCGCCTACTGGCGAGTACTTGTTCGTTTTGAACTTTACTGATTTACCGATCTTACAAAAACCAATGTTCTTCATTCACATTCTCTCTTCATAATTAAGTCAATAAACTGATTAGGCAGCATTGCCTTATCATCTACATAGTATATTGCGTTTGGTTTTCCGAACAATAGTTCGTCGTATGGAACATCATTATCCTTAAGCCATTGCTTAGTAAGATCTCCGACATCCTCTATAACTTTATTTATATTACCTTTATGTGTCGCCATTCGCCTAGCAGTAAACAGGATAATTTTATACCCGTCCTGTTTTGCTTTCCTCATTGCTTCAATCATTTCTGGTATTGGCTTTGCCTTTCCATACTTATCAAACGTGTGCGTCTTACTATCGTCAGGATAACATATAGTATGATCGATATCAATAACGAGAGTTGGCATAGTCATTAGCAAATTCCTTCATGTGTTTTTGTCTTTCGGGGTTATCATAGTGTAGAGGAATGCAAGTCGCAATTAATAGAGCACCGCCATCAATGATTTCCTGATATTGGTCTGGATAGTGCTTACGAATAAGCTTACTGAAACTTTCACGAACATACTTAGGATATGGTTTGTTCTGAAACATTGAGCTGTACCCGTGATATAAGTCGTGGGATAGTTTACATAGGTCATACATATCATCTCCACCACAACCTACGTGTTTACCATATTCACCACGAGGATCTAACAGTGTTATACTATCGTTATATGGATTATACAATATATTTCCGAAATGTAAATCACCATGCATAGCCTGAACAGGTTTAGCCTCATTCATGCATCGTAAAGCAACTTCTTTATAAAATTCCTTTACATTTGGAAGTAAGCCGTCCACAGCATTAAGCCTGTCTTCAGTTTTCTTTCTCCACATTAGATCTGCATTCTTGCCAAAGCTTTTGACGAATTTAAGGCTTGGCTGTCTATGAAAGTGATTGTTAATCGCTACTAAAACCTTTTCGATCAAATAATCGATGGTGCTGTTCGATATATCTTCATGAATAAAGAGGTCTGATAAAAGAGTGCCAGATTCGTATGAAAGTGATAGACCGTAATCATCATCAAGAACTTTAGGAACAAACATCTTTTGTTTAGAATCAAGACTTAAATACCACTGCTTTTCATTCATAATTGTTTTTACAGCAAACTCGCTTGTATACTGAGGTATTTTTGTAACCACATTGAGTTCTGGATCATACTCAAACGAATTAAAGGTGCGAGCTTTAAAAGTAAGAAACTCTGCGCACGTGCGATGATATGACGCAATATCACCTATGTCATACCACTTATCCGTATGGTCTCGCACAAACCGTCCACGTGATAATTCTGAATACATTTCAAGAGCAAACGAAATATCGTACGCTGATGTACTCGAAAATGAACGATATGCATTTAAACCATCTTTAAAACTATACAAACCTACTAGAGCAAACCCATTAGGAACTGACTCAGCTGGTTTGTTAAAAAAGGTTTTACCATCCCACATACACCACGCAAAGTGATTTTCTACATCTTTAACGAGTAAAAAGTCGGTGCCAAGTTCTAAATGTTCTTCAAGAATAATTGCGTCTCCAAGCCATACAACAAGAGGAAGGTCTTTATTTGAAAGTTCTTCAATACCAACACGAATAGCATCACGAGGTCCATTTAGAGAACCTTGCTTTACGCATCGAATATCATCGCTGTATATACTCTTCGCGGCCCACTCACGAATATCATTATGCTTACCATCAACAATGATAATCTCGCCAACTTCTGATGTGTTCTTATAGATTGAGTCTATAATGTATTCTATCGCAGGTTTACCATGAATACGAACCATTGCCTTTGAACAGTTTGAAGTAAGTGGACGAAGTCGTGTTGCTTCACCTGCCGCTGGAATTACTATATTGATCATAATGCTCTCTCCATTCGTCATATTCTTTTTCAAGTAACACCCATCTTAGATTTGTTGCATCAACTCGTTTTCGTTTATCCCAAACGATCCACATGTACGCAATCATTCCACCAAGCTGATGTGACTTATTTATGGGTTCAACAAGCCCAGTGTCAAATCTAATCCTGTCTGATAGGAATATTATATCACTAGGTGGATGTTCTGTAAACAGCTTTTTGCGTTTCTTGCCTTCTAAAAATGTAAGACGAACGAAGAGTGCTGTCACCTCGTATTCATTGACACCCTTCTCTGCAATAAGACGAGGAAGATCCTTATGATACGGAGGATTAGTAACGAGTGCTCGAGCGCCAGCCGGTTTTGTAAGAGATAGAACATCCTGACCAGTCGTAATATCACACAGCGAGTTGTCATACTCGAACATATCAAACGACTCTACTTTATAACCATGCCGAATGAGTTCTATCGAGATGTTACCTCGGCCAGCACATGGTTCTACGATGTTACGTGGTAGATCAATATACTTCTGAAGGATATGAGTCGCTAAGGGCGGAGTAGGATATAGATCATTATCGTTTCTATTTGGATCGTCCTTCTTTACGCCAACATAGATATCCGTTAAGCTTCTAGCCATGCTCTACACTCCTTAAGACACTTATCTTCATACTCTTTAGAATTCAAATTACGATTGAGTGGGGATGGATGTGGAAGAGTATGATGATCTATACTTGCCTTCTTTAAGACGTTTGACACAAAACCGCCTAGAGCAATGACCTTATCATATCCTTCCACAAACGATCTCACGAAGTCAAAGTCAACAGACTTCATCTTGTACTCGCCTTCATACGGTATGACATTAGAAAAAGAGTAGTGATGGAACCCAAAGGATTCCATCCATACATTCATTTTATCTAAGGAACAGTTCTTACGGAATGGTTTTCCAGAAGGATTAATACCAACCAAGATTACTTTCATGTGTACTCTACGTCTAGTTTATCTGGGTTCATATACGTTACAGACACGCCTGCTTCACTATACATAGGAAAAGACATACCGTTCCATTGGTTCTGCCATTTCTCTGGTGCCAAGTGAGTGTATGTAACTACTACACGATTGATGCCAGCCTGAATAACAGACTTAGTACATTCAGAACATACTGGAAGACCATACACATAGATAGTAGCATCCTTAACAGATACACCACTATAGAGAGCATTCATTAGAGCATTCATCTCACCGTGCACGATGCGTGGATACTTTTGTTCACGATCATTCAATCGTTCTACTGTATCTTCAATGCCACGAGGGAACCCGTTGTATCCAG